TTACCTGACCAAGCCAAACCGCGACGGGCGTTCTGTTAAGCTCGTTCTCCAGTCGCCATCGAAGCCGAATGAAGGTGCGCCGATCGGCTCTGAAAACCAGAAGTCGGTAAACGCCGCGATGTCCGGTTCGCAAAACCAGTGCGCTTCGCCATTGGCATCGACCGCCCACCAGCGGGCATTCTTCGGCGCGCTCTTCCAATCGACATTCACCATCTCAATTCTCCGTTCTGCGAATGGAACAACAATGAACTTATCAGCCGGCGCCATACCCTCTTACCTCACATTTGGCGTTACTAATGTTCCTATTTTGTTCTCATTGCGAAATGAGTCAATGCCACCTCTGAGCGATTCTTAAATTAGGCTCGACGAAGAAGAGAGAGCACTTGGCCGATGACGGAAAGATCATCTGCTACGTCCTCGTTGATGACTTCTTTCGGATAGCCATTGTGCTCGTTATCGGAACGCAGCTCTAACGAGCCGTCCATGCGCCAGTTTGCTCGCTTCACCTTAATGCCAGGCCCGACGCGGAACACGAAAACTTGGTCATCGGCGATGTCAGTCTTGCTTTGATCGACGATCATGAATGCGCCGTCTGGAATGGTCGGCAGCATGCTCTCGCCTTTGGCTTCTAGCATGATGCAACTCTCAGGTTTCGCGCCAATGCTTTGCAGGAAGGCGCGGCTGAAGGCCACAGAGTTATGTAGTCCATCGTCTTTGGGAATGAGGCCAGAGCCAGCAGCAGCCTGGACATCGTACAATGGAATTTCCACCATATCGACGCCTTCGGTTACAGTCGCGGATTCGGAAAACATGTCGCCTTCGCCCGTCAGTATCCAGAGGACATTAGCTCCGAAATTATGGCGATACGAATCTAGCACCGAAGCGGTCGGCTCCGAGTCTCCCTTTTCGTAGTTTCCTAGCGTCGTTTTGCTGACGCCGAGCTGGGCCGCAAACACGTCTCTTTCAGGATCGCCAAGCTTTCTTCGCAACTCACGAAGACGCGTGCCGAGCGCCGTTTTTGACGGAATCTCAGGTCTAGCCAATAAATCACCGCATAAATCCGATTTCCGATTTACAAAATCAGAATTCTGATTTATTCCTTTCTGTGTTCGCAGAATTAATAACCCCAAAAAAGGAGGCCGGTCAGGGCCTCCCTTCTGGAAGGAATCCTTTATGCACCGTGTCTCTGACAACGGCAAGGTAAGCCTTGCCGAACGCAAGCGGCTGGAAGAAATTGCCCGGATCAAGGGCATGCTCATCCTCGCCAAAACCACGCTTGCCGAGATCGACAAGAAATACGGCCTGCCGTCTGGCACCGCCGGCAATGCAGTCTACGAGCCCCATGTGGCTGGTGAACGCGCAATCGCGGCGGCCCTGGACACCCGGCCGCACCTTCTCTGGTTCTCCCGTTATCTGGCCGATGGTCGCAGGCTCAGCCCGCAGCCATCTGAGAATTATCGGAACGGCCGTCGCGCCGCCGAAGCGGAGCAAGCCGCAGCATGAAGCGTGGAACGGTTCGGGATTGCTGCTCTAGCCTACCGCACGAGTGCAAGGCGTTCGTTCGCCCCGGCTGTCAGACCCAATCTCTCGATCGCTCCACACCCCGACAATCGCCGATCAGCCGACACCCCACAATGACGAAACCGCATGCCAATTTCGACAGCCCGATTTTCATTCCGTCACACTCTCGCGTGTGCCGGTGGGCCGAAACCCTGCTGATTTTTAGTCCTGCGTTCGCAGGCGTTTCGGCCGTCCTTTTTGCCATCCTCAAAAACTATGGAGCAGCTCAATGACCGCAGCAGTCCGCAACTACGTCGCAGTGCCTTTCTTTGACCGCGTCCCGCCACGGGTCATGGACCTCGTCATCACCACCTTCGACAACATCGTCGAGCGCGCGCAGAATAAACGCGAGGCCTATTATTTCTTCGCAACCGGCGTGAAGCAGCGCCAGTTTGAAGGCCCCACCTTCGAAGAGTTCGCAGACTGGCACGAGCGCGTGAAAAACGGGCTTATCGAGCGCCCCCATCCGTCTGATGTTCTTCATTTTACGCCGTCTCCCTATCAGCCTTTGGAAAAAACAGCAGAAGAGCGCGTAGTCAAACATCCGCGCACCGTTGCCTGCGTCGTTGATCTTGAAGCCGTGGATAGCGAACGTTTGCGGCAGGCCCGCGCAATTGTTGTTGCGGCCCACGCTCTTAACGAGGCGAAACTTGCGGCCGGTTATGCCCCTTCTTCCATCCTGCTCGATGACACCATCCTGCAGGAAGCTCTGCAGGAAGTCCTCTCTGCAGAGGCGGGCGCTACCGTTATGGACGCCGATGTCCACATGACACCCGGAAACAAGCTGGTCGATCTCCTTCTAGGCGAAGGCGACGATGATATCGACGCCAAGCTTGTTGATTGCCTGACGATCGACATGCAGGCGGAGATTTGCGCCCTGCTGGTCAAGCGCATGGGCGACGAAGGCGGTGCGAATTGAGTTCGTCGCTGCTTCTGGCTGCTGGTTCCGCGATTTCGATCGCCGCCGCCGCCGTCATGGCCTGGAACGATAAAGGCCATTGGGGCTGGTTCCTCGTCGCCGGCCTCTTACTGACCAGCGCCCTAGACCGCTCCTGAGAATTTCCCGAACCGTCGCTCTGTTACCCCAGGGAGCGATGACAGATGCCGGGGCGGCCAAAATCCCGTCCCCACCGCCCCGGCATCTAACTGCCCCCATGCCGTCGCTGCGCGACGAACCCGAGGTTCCGATGGTAAACCCTTATTCCGACGAAGAGCGTTTGCAGGCGATGGTAGCGGCCAGCTACCGCGCCAGCCGTTCGCATTTCAACCACCTGCCACTGCGCCACATCATCAACCCGCCCGCCGAAATGTTCGATGCGAAGCTCGCACGGCAGATGGCGATCTATGTGCTCCACATCGATTTCAACGTTCCGCGCCGCCGCCTGGTCGTGCTTCTAGGCGTTGCCCGCTGGACTGTGATGCAAGCCGTTCGCGTCGTCGAGGCGCGGCGTTACGAGCCGCTTTTTGACAAGGCTTACGAGCGCATTGCCGCCCGCGCCAAAGACACCTTTATGGAAATGCTCTACGAGGCCTCGGCCGGACAGGAAGCCTCCTATGGCTGAGTTCATCCGCGCCACCCTATCGAGCATTCATGTCGGTGAGCGGCTGCGCCCGATCGACATGGATTATGCCGAGGCGATCGCTGCCTCGATGTCTGAACACGGGCAAATCAGCCCGATCATGATCCGTAAGACGCCTGCGAAAAAGGGAACTCCTTACACGCTGGTCGCTGGCGGCTATCGCACCACCGCCGCAACGCTGCTCGGCTGGACGGAGATCGACGCCATTGTCGTCAAGGCTGACGCTGTCGAGGCGCAGTTGCTCGAAATCTCCGAGAACCTCTACCGCAACGAGTTGAACCCGCTCGACCGCGCCATCTTCGTCATGAAGTATCGCGAGTTGTGGGAGGAAAAACACGGGAAGATCAAGCGGGGTGGCGACCAAAAATCAAAACCGCAAGATGCGGGTTTGGTTTTCAGCGCCGGCCGCGAATTGTCCAAGTTGGTGCAGGAACGTCTCGGCATAAGCCAGGACAAGTACGAGAGGGCCGTTAGCATCGGAACCAAGCTTGACCCGGTCCTGCGGCAGGCGGTTCGCGGTACCACGGCCGAAAACGATCAATCGCAGCTTTTGACGCTGGCGAAACTTCCCCGTGAAGATCAGGTGAAGGTCGCAGCAGCGCTGAAGCACGAGCCGGACGTGAAGAAGGTTCTGGCTTTCACCAAGCCTCCGGCTCTGGTCACTACGCCGCCCGCCTCTTCTCAATCCATCATCCTCACCAAACTGATCGCCGCCTGGGACGAGGCGAGCGAGGAAACCCGCGATAGCTTCCTTGAGCACATCGGCATGTCTGACACGCCGGATGCCCTCATGGCTGCGATCCGCGAGGAGGCAGCATGAGCACGAAACGCGACCCCAACCAGATGGACTTTTTCAAGGAGACGGTTTTTCCGGTGCGCTCTGCATCGGAGCGTCTCGATATCGACCGCTTCCGTTCGACCCTGAAACGCGAAATGGCCCGTGCCATCCGCGAATGCCAATATGACCGCGACACGATCGCGGCGCGCATGGCCTATTACCTCGGCCTGGACAAGGTCTCGAAGTCGGCTCTCGACAGCTATACCGCCGAAAGCAAGACCGCCCACGACATCAGCATGCCGCGCTTCAAGGCGTTCGTTCGCGCCACCAATGCCTTCTGGCTCTGGGATGTCGTCGTTTCCGATGACGGCCTGTTGCTGCTCGAAGGCGACGAAGCCCGCCTCGCGGAAATGTCCCGCATTCGCCAAGAGCAAAAGAAGCTCGCCCAAGAATTGAAAGTTCTTCAGGCGACGCCGGTGCACATTCGTCGGGTGCGCAAATGAAGAAAGAATGGTTCACATCCGCCGAATTGGCCCAGGCAGCTTTGCCGGGTATTCCAAGCACGCGCCAAGGGCTTGAGTTGTTTATCGCTCGCTCTGGCGTGCGATCCACCGCGAAAGCCCGCACAAAGGCCGGACAAGGCGGCGGGTTTGAGTACCATTATTCTTTCCTGCCTTCCGTGGCCCAGGCGAAGATCGCATTTCTCAATGCCGAGCCGACCGATCCGCGCCCGACGAAACTCTCAAAGATGCTTTGGGACCGTTTTGAGGCCCTTTCAGACACCCATAAAGCGATCTGCAAGACCCGCTTTTCCGTCCTTACCGAGGTGGAAGAACTACGGGCCTCGGGCATCAGCATGAAACATGCCGTCGCCCACGTCACCCGCAGGGCCGATATCGTGCCCGCCACCTATTACGAATGGCGCAAGATGGTCGAAGGCCATTCCCGCCAGGACTGGCTTGCCGCCCTCGCTCCAGCTTTCGCGGGCAGCGCCAACGGTGAAGCCGCCGATGTCACCCCCTGCCATCCGGAGGCATGGAAAATCCTGAAATCCGACTTCCTGCGGCCGGAACGCCCGTCTTTTAGCGCCTGCTATCGCCGCATGATGATGGTTGCCAACGACCAGAACCTGTCACCGATCCCTTCGGAGCGTTCTTTGCGTCGCCGTCTTGACGCGGAAGTGCCGAAGGCCGCCCAGATCATCGCCCGCGAAGGCAAGGACAAGGCAAAGCAGCTTTTCCCGGCGCAGAAACGCACCGTGACCCACCTGCACGCCATGGAGATCGTCAACACCGACGGTCACCAGCTCGATCTGTTTGTTCGGGTTCCGTGGTCTCAAACGCCGGTGCGCATCATCCTTATCGGCATTCAGGACATCTATTCCCGAAAGGTTCTTTCGTGGACGCTTGCCGAGGCCGAGACATGGGAGGCCGTGCGCACCTGCATCGGCTCGATGATCGAGAACCATGACGGCGTGCTGCCCTATCACATCTATATGGATAACGGCCGCGCCTTTGCGGGCAAGATGATTTCGGGCGGCGCAAAGACCCGCCACCGCTTCAAGGTCAACGAGGACGATGTTGCCGGCCTCCTGAAGACCCTCGACATCGAACCGCATTTCGTGAAGCCGCGTTCCGGTCAGTCGAAGCCGATCGAACGCGCCTGGCGCGATCTCGCCGAGGAAATTTCCAAGCATCCATCCATGTCGGGTTGCTACACCGGCAACCGTCCGGACGCGAAGCCTGAGAACTACGGCAACAGCGCCGTGCCGCTCGAAACCCTTCAGCAACATGTCGCCTATTGCGTTGACGAGCATAATCACCGGCTGAACCGCACGACGGAAACCGCCAACGGTCGCAGCTTTGCGCAGACGTTCGACGCGTCGATCGCGGACCCGTCCACCATCGTTCGCTATGCCAGCATGGCGCAGCGTTCGCTCTGGATGCTCTCGGCCGTCGCCATCACGGCACGCAAGCCGGACGGCGCGATCCACATGCACGGCAACCGTTATTGGAACGCGGTGCTTAACGAGTGGATCGGCAAGAAGCTGACGGTTCGTTTCGACCCGGCCGACCTGCACAAGCCGGTCAAGGTCTACGACCCGGAAGGCCGCTTCCTTTGTGATGCCGACTGCCTGGCTAAAACCGGCTTTGCCGATACGGGTGCCGCCCGTCGCCAGGAGAAGGCACGCAAGACGCACGTCAAGAACCTTCAGGCGGTGGCCAAGAGCAATGCGGCGCTCTCACCGATGCAGCTTGGCGAGATCATGGAGAAAGGCCGGAAGGCCGAAGCCGCGAAGCGTCCGCAGACGCCGGTTCGTTCCGTCGTCACGCGCCTCGTCACCGGAAACCTCGCACATGCTCCGGTCGAGACGGTCAGCGCCGATCAATTCGAAGACAGTTTTGCACGTGGCCTCGCCAGAGTGGCGGGCGGGGAAAGCGCAATCATCCAATTCCCCACGGGGAATACCGAGGCAGGCGGCAAGCCTGCCCGCAAGAGAAGAGCCGAAAAGTACTGAGTACGGTTCCAGTCCAACAGGGCGAAAAAAAATGAGCGACCCGAAGGCCGCCCCACAATTGAACAAAGGAACCTTAGCATGAAAAAGACGACCAACACAAATAGCGTGTGGGAACAGTCTCAACCGACGATCGAGTTTAACGCCAAGCATCCGGCTTCTGACGTTGCCGAATGGCGTAAGCTTGCAGCCCGCACCTTGGACGCGGCCACAAACTATGGCTGGTCCAAAGCCGAAGTGTCCCGTCGCTCCGGTGTCCCTGACGGCACGTTTTCGCCGTGGTTCAGCGGCAAGTATCTCGGCGTTCTGTCGAACATTAACCAGCAGATGGCTAACTGGCTCGATGCGCTCGACGCGAGCCAAAACATGGCCGCCATCATGCCGGTTTCGCCCCCTTTTCAGCGTACGACAGTCGGGCAGGACGTGTTCAACGCGCTTCTGTTCGCCCAGGTAACATCCGGTTTCATCCGCGTCACGCTGCCCGCCGGCTCCGGAAAAACTGCCGCCGCGAAGCATTTCGCGGCAACCCGCCCTCACGTATTCATGGCCACGCTCAGCCCGAGCACCAAGACGGTTCACGGCATGCTGGTCGAGCTATGCGGTGCGCTGGAAGTCCAGGAGCACAATCCCGCGAAGTTCGTCCGTGCACTCGGAGCCAAGCTGAAGCGCGTCGGCGAAGGTTCCCTGCTCGTCATCGACGAAGCGCAGAACGCGGTTCCGGACGCTATCAACCAGCTTCGGCACTTCGTCGATAACGACCAGTGCGGCGTTGCTCTTCTCGGCAACGAGGACACGGCCACGGCTTTTGTGAAAGACCTCGGCCGTTCAATCGCCAGCCGCGCACAGGTGCTTTCCCGATTTGATAGACAGGTTCGCACCGTACGCGATCCGGCTGCGGACGCTGCGATCCTCATCAAGGCCTGGGGGGTTCAGGAAGGCACCGATTGCGCGACCTTTCTGAAAGGTATTGCCAGCAAGCCGGGTGCGCTTCGCCAGATCGACCGCACCATGAAAGCCGCATCCATGCTCGCCATCGGCGATGGCGAAGAAGGCGTTCGCCTGGAGCACCTTCAGGCCGCCTGGAAGAACCGCGACATGGGAGACAGCCTATGACATCGGCGGCTCCCTCCCTGAAAACTCATCTGGAGTATCTCGCCAGCATCTTCGCCGAAGCCGGAAAGATGAAGCCGGACGAGAAACTGGAGCTGGATGCGCGCTCTGCCCAGACCGTCCTGAAAACCCTTCGCGCCCTGTCACAGCAGGCCGGCCATCTTGAGCTGGAGCTTTCCATTCTGCGCGACAGCGAGGCCGGGAAGCTGCTCGCAAAGACGGCCGAGCAGCTCGCCACCGGCGAACTCACCAGCCTTCTGAAAAAGGCCGAAGGCAACATCATCCGCCCGAACTTTGGAGGAAAGAAGAATGACGGCGAAGCCTGACTGCGTTTCCGATTATCTGCTTCAGTTGGCGCGTGATTTGAACGGCGTCGTCAATGAGCGCGGCACTATCAACCTTGACCGGGTGACCTCTGCGAACGTCATCGTTCATATCGGCCGCATCGCCGATCTCGCCCGCAAACTCGAAAACGCCTGGTCGCAGGCAGAGTGGAACCGGCGCGCTTCACAAGACCGCCTGTCGCTGCTGGCTGGCATGAACCGGGCCACGGCCGAAGTTCTCGGCCTGATGCAGCCCGACACCAAGGACGGCGGCAACGTCGTCCAGTTCCGCCCCAAGTCCTCCAATGCCCCTGCACCTTCCGCGCCGCCCGGTGGCGACGCGGCCTGATCCCCTTTCACATTAAATTATGAGGTTTTACCCATGCAGTCAGTCATCCTAGAAGAAAACAACAAGCCCGGCGTCACCATCGTCAACGGTCGGGAGTTCATGCACAACGCCAAGGGCGGTCTCGATCCAGTCGGCAACGTCAAGGATCAGTACAAGCTCGAAGATCAGACGGTGCGCAAATGCATCGCCTTTGCTGAAAATCTCAACGCGCAGCTTTCCCGCTTCCGTGGCAACACGGCTGCTGACCTCTCTTCCCTCGATACGCTTCTGGCGTACGAGTACGGCGTGACGATCGGTGGTAAGAAAGGCAATCGCACCTATCAGACCTATGACGGCTTGATGAAAATTCAGGTGCAGGTTTCGGACCTCATCAGCTTCGGTCCGGAGCTTCAGATTGCAAAACAGCTGATCGACCAATGCCTAACGGAATGGAGCGCCGACAGCCGCCCCGAAATTCAGTCGATCGTCACCCGTGCTTTCAACACCGAAAAAGAAGGTCAGGTGAACCGCGCCGATGTCTTCATGCTGCTGAAGCTGGAGATCGAGGATAGCCGCTGGAAAACGGCCATGGAAGCTATCCGTGATGCGATCCGTGTCACCGGCTCCAAGGAATATGTGCGCTTCTACAAGCGCGATAGCCTTGAGGCCGACTGGCAGGCCATCACTATCGATCTGGCGAAGGCGTGAGGCTCGACATGAAAACCTTTGTTGTTGACGTAACGCAACGCATCACCGTCCGGATTGATGAGACCAAGTTCACTGCCGAACTGATGGAAGATTTCAACAAATCTATCACTGACTTCGGCACGGACGAATACGCCTTCGAACGGCACGCCGAACACATCGCGCGTTTGGCAGCATCAGGAACGGACTTTGAGCCTCACTATTTCGTTGAGGGTTATGGCTACGCCCGTGACGCCGGTGTTGAGGCCTTCGTGCACAACAATTTCGACACCGATGTAGTGTCGAAAGGAGGCGCGGCATGAGCAAGCTTTCCTTCCAAGACGGTGTTGCACAGTGGATGCTCGAATGCTTCGGTCCCGCCGTCATTGCAGACAAAACCGAGCGCGCCGATCGCTTCATTGAGGAAGCGCTGGAACTCGTCCAGTCGGTCGGCTATCCGGGCGAGCGGGTCCTTGCGCTTCTGTCTTACGTCTACGGTCGTTCGATCGGCGAGCCTGCGCAGGAAGTCGGCGGCACCATGGTTGCCCTGGCTGCTTTTTGCATCTCTCACGATATCGACATGGACGAAGCGTCAAAGACCGAGCTTGCTCGTGTGTGGACGAAGATCGAGGCGATCCGCGCCAAGCAGGCCGCCAAGCCAACTGGATCGGCGCTGCCGGTCCCGCGACTGGACAACGGGCAATACCCACACGCTGACAATGAGGCCGTTGATATCCTCATGGCAGCGGCGGCAGCGAAGATGAAAAGCAAGCTTTTCCTTGCCCGCAGGAAGGGTCGCAGCGGCTGGGATGACCCCACACAGTGCACGAATGAGGACCTTTCCCGGATGTTGCGCGAGCACGTCGAAAAGGGTGATCCGGTTGATGTTGCCAACTTCTGCGCATTCCTCATTGCGCGAGGCGAACGTATAGGCCCTGCCGCTTACACCCACGATCCGCTCGAAGAGCACTTGAAGCACCTCGTAACTTCAAATCCGGAAAAAGCGCTACTGGCGGCGCTCGACGACAACATGCGCATGTGGTTTGTCGCCGAGCTCACCGGCGTTGCCGGTGCCAGCGTACCGCTCACCGAGATCGAGAAAATCGTGTCGCGGCACCTGATGCCGGCGAAAGGCGGTGCGGCATGACCTCGAACGGCGGCTCCTCCAAACCGTGCCTTGGCTATTCGTCCCGTTCTGCCGCTATCCGGGGCCTTCGCTCCAACGGCATGACAAACCGGCAGATAGCAGAAAAGACCGGCATACCTATTAATAACATCACCGCCCTGGTCCCGCTGACACCCAAGCCGGATTCGTTGCCGACTGCCAGAGAAGCGGGCTACCGCGTTGGCGAGCAGAACGCCGCCCGGATCGGTTTGAATTTCGAAGTCCGGCAGATGCTTCGCCCGTTCGCTGCCAAGCGCGGCATGACGGTCGAAACCCTCATCACCGATCTTGTCGAGAAGATCGCCGAGGACCGCCTTGCCGATGCCGTCATGGATGACGGGGTGTATTGATGGCGCACATCGTTTGCTACCGATCGGGCGAAACCTTTGTCAGCCGCCGCGTGCCGAAGGGCACCATGAAGATCGTCACCGGTCATGGCCGGCGCCTGAAGCGCATTTTATGCGTCTGCGCCCGCCACGCCTATGATGGAACCACGTTGCTGGTTCCCGGCCTGCCCGAAGCGGACAACGATCTGCAGGCGATTGCGGCAGTGAAGGGTTTCGAGCGGATGCTGCGGGAACGGCTGGCAAAGGGACCCCATCGCAGAACGAAGGGGCGCAAGCTGCTATGACCGGCGACCAGCAAATTCCACCCGCATTCGCGAAGGGCTATGCCCTTTGCGCGCCTACCGGCCGGCTCCAGCCAAAGACATGGCGAGCCACCGAAGCCGAGGCGATTGCCGCAAAATACCGCAAGGCAAGCACCTGGGAGAAGGCGCAGGGCAAGGGCTGGTCCGTCCAGTTCGTCTATGTCCGCGTATTCATACCGGTTTTCAAATCCACCTATTCCAACACCAGCGAGGCTTGTGATGAACAGCAGGACATTTGAACCTGATCAGTTGCTGACGGCGCTGATTGACGCATTTCTGAAAGATGGCCATTTCGTTCATGCCAAGGCCGGCAAGATGTTCGTCCTGGTCGTGACCGAGGAAGACGACGAAAGCCAGTCTTCCGAGTTCTGCCTTTCCGACATCGCTGCCTACGCGGCCGAAAGGATGTCGAAATGAGCCAGCACATCCGCGCCATACATGGCGGTTTCCGCCAACTCGGCATCACCGAAGAGGATGCGCAGCGCGACATCTACGCCCGAGTGACCGGCCAGACCCGGCTTTCCCTCATGACCACTCAGCAACGGAAATCTGTTGTCGATGAGTTGCGGCGGCTTGGATACAGGCCAAAGCCTTCAGCGCCGTCATTGCCGGGTTTCCGCCAAGACGGCCGCGACGGCAAGCACAAGCTTTCCGGCAAATACCTGCCGAAGATGCGGGCGCTCTGGATCGCCTGCTACAATCTCGGCATGGTTGACGATCGCCGCGATAGCGCGCTTGAAAAGTTCGCCATGGGCAGACAGTTGCCTGCCATTTCGGACATGCGTTTTGTCCACACGGCAAACGACGGCGCCAGCGTCATCGAGGCGTTGAAGGATATGCTTGCCCGTGCTGGCGTCACCTGGGCAGACCGCAAGCCATGCGAACCTTACGAGAAAAGCCACGGTTACAAGATTGCCCAGGCACAATGGGCGATCCTGCATCCGGACCAGCCGAATGCCTTCTGGCAGGCCGCAACCCATATCGTCCTTGAAGGCATCAGCTACCGGAATTTCAGCGATGCCGAATGGATCACGGTGATGAACCATTTCGGGCCACAGGTTCGTCGCCACAAGAAGGGCGGCAAACCATGACACAAAACGTCATACCGCTCGTCCACGAACCTGCCCTGCGCGATATCGCTGCTCCGTCGCTTGTCGATCCGGCAGGCCGGATGATGCAGCTGTATTCCTTCAGCTACCGCCACGGCGACAAGTCCTGGTCGTTCTCTCTGTGGGCCTATTCGAAGCGGGATGCCAAACAGCGCCTGCGCGCCCTTCGCCGCAATGTGCGCCTCGACGGCATGATCGTTGCGGAAATCGAGGGCGTGAACTGATGTCTGACCTGCCCGATCGCGCCTATATGACACCGCTGTTGAACCGTATTGCCGACGTTGCCGGCGAACGGGCGGCGTTGATCCTTGGGCGCGAAAAGGCATGTGAACGAATTTATATCCCCAACGTTGTCACGGCTGATCATTGGCTTTCCGTTCTCGTCGGGATTGAACCGGCTCAAGCTATCTGCGACGCCTTCGGTGGTGACAAGCTGGAAATTCCCCCGGCTATGGCAGGAGATAAACGTCGTCGCGCTGCCACCATTGCCCAAATGATCGATAAGGGTTATTCAAACAATGCAATTGCCCGCACGCTCGGCGTGACCCACAAAACCGTTCAGCGCCACCGTGGCAAAACGGATGATGGACAAGGTTCCCTCTTCTAGGGTGGGTCTATTGACCCCCTGAATTGTGTCAGTCAAACATACCAATAGTCTTGTCGATGGGGGTGTAAATCGCCCTTCTTGACAGGGCTTTTTTAATGACCACTCAAACATTTGGTGAATGGGCGATTACGCAATTGCGTGCCGCCGGCGCTTATGGCGGTGCGTACGATGGCGCCGAGGGGCGCGAATATTTTGAGGCGCTGAAGCGCTATCAGGCGGCTGAAGGCCTGAAAGTCACCGGCAAGGCCGATGAAGACACGGTCGCACGGCTGCGCCTGGTGCGTCCTCTGCGCACTGAGGGCGCTGAAGCCAGCCATGTAATCTCCAAGGTCCCACCCAAGCCGCGTGAACCGATCTGGATGCGGGACGCACGCCGCTATATTGGTGTGACGGAAATCCCCGGCCCGAAATCCAATCCCGTCATCATGTCCTGGGCAAAGCGGTTCGGCGGCTGGATTGCCAACTTCTACACCGACGACGACATTCCCTGGTGTGGCCTGTTCATGGGCCATGTCACCGCTACCACCCTTCCCACCGAACCTATGCCTGCCAATCCGCTCGGTGCGCTCAACTGGCGCAAGTTCGGCGTCGAGATGACCGACATTGCGGTCGGGACGATCCTTGTATTCGAGCGGAAAGGTGGCGGGCATGTGGGGATTTATGTGGGTGAGGACCGGACGCACTATCATGTGCTGGGTGCGAACCAGAACAACGCCGTTAATATCACCCGCATCGAGAAAAGCCGCCTTGTTTCCGGTGGCAAGCGCTGGCCCAAGACTGGCGAAGCTCCGATCGGCGGCGCAGTCTGGCTCACTCCCTCCGGTGCTCCCCTCTCGAAAAGTGAGGCGTGAGCGGCAATGAAAAAACCGTCCTACCGCACCTCCAAAGCCCAGCTGTGGGTTTCTTTTTGGTTTGCCTGGTCGATCATCGCCGGCATCGTTTGGTCGGGCCTTGAGGGCAGCGAAAACGCAGTGGCGCTCGCCAATATCGTCATTCCCTCGATGATCCTGCTGATCGCGGCCATGCTCGGCATCCACCGTTTCGCCGGCGCCATGGATTACGCCAACACGCTCCGCGCCGATTCTGTCCCGTCTTCGTCACCGCCCTACAATCCCCGCGACGTGCCGGTTGAGTTTTCGGAGGGTTCCCGATGATCGGGGCGTGGCTTTCGAAGGCGGTCACGCCCCTGATCATCGTGGCGGCATTTCTCGCGGCCGCAGCCTTTCTCGGCTGGCTCACCATCGCCACCGTCAATGGGATGGTGGAACGGGCTGTTGAGACGAAAGCCACCGAGCGCGACGCATATTGGAAGGTCGAAATCACGGCAGCCAACGCCAAGGTTGCCGTCGCCGAGGCGGCTCAGGTCCATCTTGCCCTGGAGCTGGAGCGCAACACATCCGTCCGGATCGCCGCACTGAACGTCAACAAGGAAAAACTGGAGAAAGAGAATGCGGCTTTGCCGAATGGCGATGCTTGCGGCCTTGGCCGCGATCGCGTCCGCCTGCTCCCCCGCTGACCCGAAGCCGGCGCCGCCGATTATCGTCAGAACAATCAAAGCTACCGTGCCGCCCGCCTCGCGGGTTCCTTGCGTTGTTAGCGATCTGCCCGACCATGACATGCCGGAGCGTGAGGTCACCACGCGATGGGGCGCTGACCGCACCGAAATCCTGTCCTGCGATGCCCGCCGCGCGGCGGCCGTCGCAGCGATCGACAACGTGCCGGTAACGGAGGCCGCCTCTCCATGATGCTCGACACCGTCGCCATCAGTTCCATGGTCGGCCTTCTGCTTGGCACCATCAACCTGATCATTCTCGTGAAAAACCTGCTCGCGACTGGCGAGAAGAAACTCGATGAACGGTTGAAGTCTGTAGAGAACACGCTTGGAACCCATGGCAGCAATATTCAGACGCTGCAGGAAGGCATGAAACATCTGCCGACCCGAGAAAACCAGCACAGCATAGAGCTTGAGCTTCGAGACATGAACGGCCGGTTCGCCGCCCTCGACGAAAAACTGAAACCGATCGCCGCCACCACGGAGCGGCTGCATGACCTTTTGATGGAGCAGGCACGCAAATGACACCCCTTGGCATCGATTACGCTAAACGGATCCGCGAGGATGCACGGCTGATCATCCTGAAGGCTCTTGCCGAGCAGGTGAACGAAAGCCTTGCCAGCAATATTCTTGAAGACGAGGTGCTGCCGCGCTTCGCCATTCGTCAGGATCGCGCATGGGTCCACACGCAGATGGACTATCTCGCCAACCTCGGCGCCATCACCACGCTCGACGCCGGCACTGTCAAAATTGGCATCTTGACCAAGATGGGCCGCCGTCATCTCGACCGCGATATCGCCATCGAGGGCGTGACCCGTCCGTCCAGGCCGGGAGAGTGACATGGCAAAGGGCCGTGGCCGGTTAAGCAACATCCAGCTGCTTCCACAGGAATGCAGCGATATCGTCATCTGGGCGGCGGGCGAACTTCAGCAAAGCCCCCGGACCCAGCAAGAGATATATGAAGAGTTCGTCCTGAAGCTTCAGGAGCGCCAGCGGGAGAGCCACGGAGAGCTGGATATCAAGATTCCGTCGAAGTCAGCGTTCAACCGCTATTCGATCGATCTTGACGCAACGACCAGGGAAATGAACGAAGCGCGCGAGATGGCCACAGCCGTCCTGTCCGGGCTTGATCATGACGACGGCGATTCCATCACCAAGTTTGTTGGTGAAGCTCTGAAGGCCGCCGTCATGGCGATGCTGCGCGCCCAGAAAGGCAAGCTCAATTCCAAGAACCTCAATGAACTGGCGAGCACCATGCGCATGGTGACCATCGCACAGGCGACCTCGGCAACCCATCGCCAGAAGCTCGAAGCCGAACTGGCGGCAAAGACAAAGGAAACCGTCGAAGAAGTCGGGCGCAAGGCTGGCATTTCGCAGGAGACCCTTGACGAGATCAGCCGTCGCCTTGGTGCCGCCTGATGGGTGCCGCTCTCATCGTCCCGGCCGATCCGTCCGCAATCTTTCTTCCCTACCAAGGGAAATGGATCCAGGATAAGTCGCGCCTCAAGCTGATGGAGAAAGGCCGCCAGATCGGCCTGTCCTGGTCAACTGCCTATGCCACGATCGGCCGCACCAGCGTACAAGGCGCGAAACACGATCAGTGGGTTTCCTCCCGCGACGATCTGCAGGCGCGTCTCTTTGTCGATGACTGCAAGATGTGGGCCGGCATTCTCGATATCGCCGCCCGCGATCTCGGCGAACAGGTCATTGACCCGAAGGAGAAGCACACGGCCTATATGCTGCGGTTCCTTAATCAGCGCAGCATCATCTCCATGTCATCGAATGCCGACGCCCAGGCCGGCAAGCGCGGCGGGCGCGTGCTCGATGAGTTCGCCCTGCATCCCGATCCACGAAAACTTTGGCAGATCGCCTATCCGGGCATCACCTGGGGCGGCCAGCTCGAAGTGATTTCCACGCATCGCGGCTCGCACAATTTCTTCAACCAGCTCGTCCGCGAAACCAAGGAAGGCGGCAACCCGAAGGGCATCAGCATACATACGGTCACGTTGCAGAACGCCCTTGATGACGGCTTTCTCTACAAGCTGCAAAAATCGCTGCCCGACGACGACGAACGCCAGGATATGGACGAGGCTGCCTATTTCGACTTTGTGAAGTCCGGTTGCGCAGACGAAGAAAGCTTCCAGCAGGAATACATGTGCCAGCCGGCCGACGACGACACGGCCTTTCTGGAATATGATCTCATCGGCTCGGCCGAGTACGGTTCCGATGTGAACTGGCGCAGCATCGAGGGTGGTATTCTTTACGCCGGCATCGATATCGGTCGTAAACACGACCTGACGGTTCTATGGGTTCTCGAGAAGCTCGGCGACGTGCTTTACACCCGCCACATCGAAACGCTCCAGAACATGACAAAGGGTGACCAGGAGAAGGTTTTGTGGCCATGGATCGAACGTTGCGTCCGGACCACGATCGACGCCACCGGCCTCGGTATCGGCTGGGCAGACGATGCGCAGAAGAAGTTCGGCGCTGATCGTGTCGAGGCCATCACCTTCACACCCCGTGTCAAGGAAGCACTTGCCTATCCTGTTCGTTCGAAGATGGAAGATCGGCGGCTGCGCATTCCTTTCGACAAGCATATTCGGGCCGATCTGCGTTCCGTGACAAAACAGGTAACGGCGGCCGGCAATGTCCGGTTTACGGCAGAGCGCACGCCTGATGGCCACGCCGACCGCTTCTGGGCGCTTGCGCTGGCGATCGAGGCGGCCAATACGCCCGTCGGGCAATATGCCTACAAGGCGGCCCCGCGTGCCGCCTCGAAGTTCGACACCCCCAACACCGATCGCGATGACGGCGCACCGACGCGCCTTGCCTCGATGCGCCGATCGAGAGGACTTTACTGATGGCCAAGCTCATCGACCAGTGGGGCAATCCCATCACTTCCGCCGTCCTGAAGAAAGAACAGGCCGCCCCGACAATGATGGGCGTCCGTCGCCCGAATACAGAGCATCAGGCAACCGGCCTGACGCCAGCGAAACTCGGCCGCCTTCTGAAAACCTCCATGACTGGCGAGCCGCAGGCCTATCTTGAACTTGCCGAGGATATGGAGGAGCGCGACCTGCATTATGCCGGCGTGCTTGCTGCCCGAAAGCTACAGGTGGCCGGTCTGGAGATCACCGTCGAGGCCGCTAGTGAGGATGCCAACGATGTCGAGAATGCCGACATGGTGCGGTCCTTCATCGAACGTGACGCTTTCGAGAGCGAACTGGTCGACATGCTAGATGCCATCGGCAAGGGCTTTTCAGCCACCGAAATCATCTGGGAGACCTCGTCAAGCCAGTGGAACCCGGTGGCGCTGAAATGGCGCGATCCGCGATGGTTCCGATTCGACGACAATGATGGCGAAACACTTCTGCTGCGCGATATCGCCGGCGACGTGCCGCTAGCGCCGTTCAAGTGGATCGTTCACCAGGCGAAGGTGAAATCCGGCCTGCCGATCCGTGGCGGCATTGCCCGTGCCGTCTGCTGGACGTTCCTGTTCAAGTCCTTCACCATGAAGGACTGGGCAATCTTCTGCGAAGCCTATGGCCAGCCGCTGCGCCTGGGTAAATGGGGTGAAGGCGCAACGGACGAAGACAAGGATGTTCTGCTGCGCGCCGTTGCCAATATCGGTGTCGATTATTCCGCCATCGTTCCGACCTCGATGTCGGTCGAGTTCATCAAGGCCGACCTCTCCGGCTCGCATGAGCTTTACGAGAAGCGATGCAACTTCCTCGATCAGCAGACATCGAAGGTCGTTCTCGGGCAAACCGGCACCACGGATGCCATCGCGGGCGGTTATGCCGTCGGCAAGGTTCATGATGGCGTGAAGGCCGATATCGAGCGGTCCGACGCCAAGCAGCTGGCGGCAACGCTCAACCGCGATTTCGTGGTGGCATACATTTCCCTCAACAAGGGACCGCAAAAAGCCTATCCGAAAATCCGCATCGGCCGGCCGCAGGAAGTCGACCTCGAAAAGTACATGAAGAACGTCACCAGCTTCGTGAACCTGGGCGGCAAGGTCGGCATGGCGAAGGTGCGTGACAAACTCGGCATCGAGGACCCGGACAAGGACGAGGAACTGTTGCGCCCCGCCAATCGCGCCAGCGTTGACGAGACCGACCCGCCGACAAAGCCTGAGAAACTGCCGCCACCCAAGTCGCAGATTTCCATGCACCGCGTGACAGACCTGCCGGCGCCGGGCGATGCGATCGACGACAGCATTGCGAAAATCCTGTCTGACGATGGCTGGGAGCCGATGGTCGCGCCTGTTGTCGAGGGTCTTGAGGCCGCGATCGCCAAGGCAAAGGACCTGGACGAAATCCGCGCCATTCTGCAGGAACGCCTCGTGTCCATGGACGTGAACGCCCTCACGGAGATTCTTGCACGTGCGGCTTTCTCGGCGCGGATGGCGGGGCTTGGCAACGAAACCCTGTCTGACGAGGTGTAGTGCGTGGCAGCGATCCTTCAGCCCCTGCCGCCCCGCGAAGCCATCGCCGCCTTTGCCGCCCGCACGGGCTCGCCGGTAGAGACGTTCTCCTATCTCGATATGTGGCAGGCCGAGCATGCCACCAGCTTCACCGTCGCGAAATCGGCAGGCTTCGATATTTTAAACGACATTCTGGCGGCCATTGAGCGCCTCTTGAATGAAGGCCAGACCATCGAGCAGGCGTCCCGCCAGTTGCGCCCGATCCTTGAGACGAAGGGCTGGTGGGGCAAGAAATTGGTCTCGGATCCCGTGACGGGCGAGACAGTGCCGGCGCAGCTCGGCAGCGCGCGCCGGCTGCGTACCATCTTCGACACTAACATGCGGGTGTCGTATGCGGCCGGTCACTGGACGAGCTTCGAGCAGAACCGCCGCACCCGGCCATATCTGCGCTATGTCACGATGCGCGACGATCATGTCCGGCCGGAACATGCGCGCCGGCACAATCTCGTTTTGCCGATCGATCATCCCTATTGGAACGAATGGGCACCGCCCTGCGGCTGGGGATGCCGTTGCACCCTGCAGAGCCTTTCGCAGCGTGACATCGACCGCTTGCTTGCCCAGGGCGAAAAGCTGATATTCGAGCCACCGGAAAACACCTGGCGCAATTTCGTCAACAAGCGGACCGGCGAAGTCACCCGCGTTCCCGATGGTATCGATCCGGGCTGGGGCTATAATCCGGGCAAGGCCGGGTACGAAGCGAGGGTGGCGCAGCTGCTCGCCCAGAAGATGGCAAGCGGCCTCGGGTCGCCTCAAAATCCTCCATAGCTCCCGCTCTAACAAAAGCCCGTAGGGAGCGTTTCGGGCGCTTAAGCCGCGCCATCCATCATCCGGACGGCAAAAACGCTTCTACGGGCTTTTAATCGGCCTCAATTTTGGCGCTTGCTTCCCTTGCCCGGTTCGATTTGTCGCGTTATCCATGATGACGCGACTGTCGGGCGTTGGGATGGTAATTTTACGCTCCTGACCGGATTTGCCCCTCTCCCTTAGATGGGGGCATGAAAAACGCTCTCGCAACCCTCCTTGCTTCCGCATTGCTCACGGCGCATTCCGCCGAGCTGACGGCATCCGCCGCAGACGAGACATGGCTGCTCCTCATTCCGGCCGGCACGTTTTCCGGCCGTGACGGTCGCGGTCCGTATCAGGCCGGCGATCTCGTCTCGCTCCAGCGCATCGCCGATACGACCCGCCGTTATGCCGGTTCGACGGATATTCTTGTCGATTACGAACATCAGAGCCGCAATAGCCAGGAAAACGGCAAGCCCGCGCCTGCGGCTGGTTGGATCAAGGAAGTCGAGGCGCGCAAAGACGGCCTTTATGGTCGCGTCGAATGGACGGCCAATGCCGCCGCCGCCATCAAGGCGAAAGAGTATCGCTACATTTCCCCGGTCTATTTCCACACGAAGGCAGGCGAAGTTCTGGCGCTTCAGACCGTGGCCCTGACCAATGTGCCCAACCTCGATCTGTTCGAGGTATCGGCCCATTCGATTTTTTCCACCCGCAACACTGAACCAGAGGTATCCATGAAAAAGGTGCTTGCTGCCCTCGGCTTGTCCGATGGCGGCAGCGAAGACGATGTGCTCATTGCCATCAATTCGCTGCTGACCAGCTCGACGGCGATTGCCGTCGCTGCCGGTCTTACGAAGGACGCCAAGTCCGAGGCGATCGCCACGGCCGTCCAGTCCGCTTTCGCCGATCGCAAGAAGATTGCCATTGCAGCCGGTAAAAATGAGGACGCCAGCGTTGACGAGATCGTGACTGTTCTGGCGTCCGCTCACACCGCCGCCGCGCCCGATCCGACGAAGTTCGTTCCGATCGAACAGGTCAGCGCCATGCAGGCTGATCTCAATCTCCTGAAGGAGAAAGATGCCAGCAAGGATGCGGAGGTCGCAGTCGGCGCTGCAATCCGCGACGGCAAGATTGCGCCGGCGCTGAAGGATTGGGCGCTTTCGATGCACAGGACCGATCCGAAGAAATTCGAGGAGTTCGTGGGTAAAGCCCCCGTGCTCACCTCGGCACAGCGCACGGCCACGGCCAATCCGCCCGAGAACGGCAAGCCCACCCTCAGCGATGCCGAGGTGGCCGTCATGCGGCAGATGGGGCTTTCCGAAAAGCAGATGCTCGATGCCAGGAAAGGCGGTGACGAATGACGGCTCTGTCAGTTGATCGAAACACGCCGGAACGTTCCGGTGATGTCCGTGAGCCACCCGCTGCGGCCGGCGCTGTGTTTTACGCCGGCGCAATGGCCGCTATCAACGCGGCAGGTTACGCCGTCCCGGTCACGACCGCCCTTAACCTGAAGGGTGCCGGCCGCGTCGAGCGGCGCGTGGACAATACGGGCGGCGCTGCGGGCGCGCTGCGCGTCAGGATCCGCGTGGGCATTTTCCGCTACGCCAACTCTGCCGCCGCTGATCTCATCACCCTCGCAGACATCGGCTCCGATGTGTACGGCGTCGATGACCAGACCGTCGCCAAAACCTCCGCCACCAACACCCGTTCTGTCATCGGCAAAGTTTTCGACGTCGATGACCAGGGCGTGTGGGTCAAATTCTCCTGAAGGTGAGACATGGAAATCAACACCGTTAATTTGCGATCGGCCTATGTGGGCTTCAATGCCGCCTTCCAGCAGGGCATTGGTGAAGCCACCAGCATGTACAGCCGCATCGCCAGCACCGTTCCATCCACGACGCGAACAAACGAATATGGCTGGCTCGGCAAGATGGCCGGTTTCCGCAAATGGATCGGCGATCGTGTCGTCAACGGCCTTGCCAAGCACGGTTATACGCTGACCAACGAAGCCTATGAAAACACCATCGGCGTCGATCGCGATGATATCTCCGACGATAATCTTGGCACCTACACAACGGTGTTTCAGGATTTCGGCCAGACCGCCGTTACCTTCCCGGACACTCTTGTTTTCCCGTTTCTGAAAAACGGCTGGGATGTCGCCTGCTACGACAAGCAGAATTTCTTCGATACGGACCATCCGGTTCTCGATGAAAAGGGCAACACCGTTTCCGTCGCCAATACAGACGGCGGCAACGGAACGCCCTGGTTCCTGCTCGATGTCTCGCGTCCGCTGAAGCCGATCATCTACCAGGAGCGCAAGAAGTTCACCAACCTCGTCAAGATGGACAACGAAAACGATGAGGCGGTCTTCACCAGGAAGGAATTCCGGTACGGCCTCGATGGCCGGTGCCAGGTTGGTTTCGGTTTCTGGCAGATGGCATGGGGTTCCAGGCAGACGCTCGACGATGCCCACTATGAAGCTGCCCGCGCCGCGCTTGGCTCCATGAAAGGTGACTACGGCCGTCCGCTCGCCATCCAGCCAAAACTGCTGGTCGTGCCGCCGACGCTTGAAGGTGCGGCCCGCCGCATTCTCGAAAACGGCCGCAAGGCCAACGGCGCCGACAACGAATGGTTCAAGACTGCCGAAGTCATGGTTGTTCCCTGGCTGGCCTGACCTGCCCCAGCTGGCACCTCCCTCCCGTTCATTCGGGAGGGCTTTTTGAAAACCGCTCACCAGCCGCTTTCGCAAAGCCCTCGAAAGGATAGCTCTTATGTCGAAGCCTACGACATCCCCAAGGAAATCCCGTTCCACCGCGCCCGCCGTCGATCTTGAGACCGTCAAGACGGATGGCACGCAGGATGATGCAGCTGTTACCACATCGGCTGCATCTGGCCCGTCAGGTTTGAGAGCACCTGACGGGATCAATACTGGCCTGGCCGACGCCGGCGGTTCTGTTGCTGACCAGAACCTCACCGGCGAAGGGCATGACCAGACCGATGCGGATGCGGCCACCGCATCGGTCGACCTTTCCACCGGACCCTCCCAGGGCGATGCGGACGGAGCCGGCGCGAATGCCGGTTCCGTCAGCGGCGAAACCTCGAGTGTGCTGAAGGTCGATGACATCGGCCATCTCACCGAGACCCTCAAGCTGGCTGCGATCGGCAAGTCGCTGCTTGAGATCATTGTCGATGTCGCTCGTGATTATCCCGAGCTTCAGGAATGGATTGGCAGCGACGATCCAGCCGGCATCGTGCGTGAGCTCACCGAGGAAATCGCCGTCCTGAAGGACATCCGTCTCGCTTCAGAGCCGGTGTCATTCTCGATGAAATCGGGAGGACTGAGAATCGGCGTTGCCGAGGGTATTGGCACGTTGACAATCGGCGACTTTGTGCACGGAGCTGGCGAACACGCCAACCGTTATGCATCTATGACACCTGAGGAATTCGAGCGCGATTTCCCGCTTTCGTTCGCGCTGCTGTCTCCTTTCACGGAAACCCTCTTGGCGGAACACCCGCCGCTGGTGCGCGTCACCTCCGGGCGCGACGGTTTCCGCCGCGCCGGCATCGCACATTCGTCCAAGCCGGTCGATTATCGCCCCGGCGATCTCTCGCCCGAGCAGCTGGAAGCGATCATCGCAGAACCGCTCCTAACGGTTGAGGTCATCGATTGACCTACGTCACGCAACAGGACCTGATCGACCGTTTCGGCGAAAAGGAGCTGATCGAACTGACCGACCGCGTCAACCGGCCGGTCACAACGATCAATCCTGTTGTCGTCGAGCGCGCCATCTCCGATGCTTCCGCCCTGATCGACGGCTATCTTAAGAAGGTCCTCAAGCTGCCCTTGAGTGTCGTTCCGCCGATCCTCACGAAGAACGCGGCCGATATCGCCCGCTATTACCTTCACGGCAAGGCGGCCGACAAGGATAGCCCGGTGACCCGCGCCTATAATGAGGCGGTCGGCTTCCTGCGTGACGTGTCTCGCGGCCTTGTCGAACTGACGGACGGCGGGGAGACGCCGGCGCCTGCAGGCGGCGGTTCGGTTCGGGCGTCTGCGCCTGGTCGCGTCTTCACCCGTGACAGCCTGAAGGATTTCTGATGACGGGTTCGGCCATTTATCTCGATGACGAACTGACGCCGGTTCTCTCGCGGATTGGCCTTGCTGTCGCGCATCCCGGCGAACTGACATCGGCTTTTGCCGCCTACCTCGTCTATTCGACGCAGCGTCGTTTCGAACTGGAGAGCGGCCCGGACGGCCAGAAGTGGCAGGCGCTAGCACGCCGCACGCAGCTTAAGAAAATACGTGGCCGGCAGCGCGGCGCAAACAACATCCTGCGTGTGACCACCGCGCTTTATCGCAGCATCGTCGGGCATTCCGATGATCGGTCCGCTTCTGTCGGCTCGAACCTTGTTTATGCCCGTGTCCACCAGGAAGGCGGTCAAATCCAGATGTACGCCCGCAGCCAGCGGGCATCGCTTGCGAGAATACGCGGCAAGTCCCGGTTCGTGACACGCGGCAAGAAAGGCTCGGTCGAGAAGAAAATCACGATCGGCGAACACACCATTCCCGTTCCGGCGCGACCCTATCTCGGCTTCTCTGCCGAGGATCGGGCGCGGCTCGTCGAGATCGGACAGGATTTTCTGGAAGGCCAGGCACGATGATCGATTCAATTCTCGCCCGTCTTCTGGAGGGCAACACACCCTTTGCTATCGGCGGCGATGCGGCCGAGCTCGCGGACGTGAAGGACCGGCCGGTCAATCTTCCGGCCGTCTATGTCTACATCTCGCATGAAAAGTCCGCGCCGAATGAGCACCTCAACATCATTCGCCAGCGCACCGCGTTCGATGTCGCGGTCGTGATCGTCACCGAAAACCTCTCCCGAGGCGACAACGGCGCGGCACGCGGGGACATCGAGGCGCTGAAGGCCTTCGTACGCGGTCAGCTGCTCGGCTTCCTGCCGGAAGGCGCGTCCGACCCGATGGAGCATGTCGAGGGCGAAATTCAACAGGCGCTGAACGGTGTCGTCTGGTTCGAGGACGTGTTCACCAGCGCCTACTACCAGGAGAAACGATGATGGACGGCCAGGGCGGCTCATACATCCGCAACGAGGACGGCTCGCTGAAACTAGTCAGCCGCACCGAACAGAAACAGGCCGAGACGGGCCTTAGCAAAGCGACCGTCGAGGCGGTCAGCAAGACCATCATCGGCTCCGGCCGGAAACCGAGGGAAAACAACAATGGCTAAGCGCTACTGGCGTAATCGCGCCCTGATGGTCAAACCAGAGGCCAATTATGGTGTTGACGCCGTGCCGACCGGCGCGGCCAATGCCATGCTTGCCACGAATGTCAGCCTTGAACCGCTGCTTGGCGAAGATTTGAGCCGTGACCTGGTGCTGCCCTATATGGGCCATCAGGGCATCATTCTCGATGGCAACTATGCCCGCCTTTCCTATGAGATCGAGATTGCCGGCTCGGGCGTCGCGGGCACGGCGCCGGCTGTCGGTCCATGCCTGCGCGCCAGCGGTTTTCAGGAAATTGTCACGGCTGGCCAGAAGGTCGAATACAAGTCCGTTTCCCGCCTGTTCGAAAGCACCTCGCATTATTTCAACATCGACGGTGTCAATCACGTCCTGCTGGGCACACGAGGCACCATGACCTTTGGCCTGACGCCGCGCCAGATCCCGCGTTTCGTCTTCACCATGACCGGTCTGATCGGCACGATCGCGGACGCGGCCCTGCCTGTTGTCGATGTCACGAAATTCATCGCGCCAGTTCCCGTCAACAAGGCGAATACGGCTTTTTCGCTGTTCGGCTACGCCGGCGCCTGCGAAGGCATCACCTTCGATGTCGCCAACCAGATCGAACCGCGCATGCTCATCAACGCGGAATCGATCGAGCAGACCGACCGCCAGATGACTGGCAGCGCCATCATGGAAGCCACGCACCTTGCTGACAAGAACTGGTTCCAGATCGCCCGGTCTCATACCAAGGGCGTTCTTTCCGCACAGCAGGGCACGGTTGCCGGCAACATCGTCAAGTTCGATGCTCCGGCTGTCCAGATCGGACGGCCGACCTATGGCGAAACGCAGCGCATCATGAACAACACGTTGCCCCTGATGTTCACGCCAACGTCTGCCGGCAACGACGAAATCCTGATTACCTTCCAGTGAGGGGACGGAGCCGATGCGCATTCGTTGCACCTATTGCGGCTCCCAGCTCCACACCTTCGAAGCCTGCCCCAAAACTTGGGGCGGCAGCGCAACGCGGCTTCATCTGCGGTGCGCCTATTGCGGCTCCAACAAACACAATTACGAGGCCTGCCCGAAAATCCGCAGTCAGCCGGTAGAGGGCGGCATCATCATCCGAGACTGACATTGCGCCTTTGAGGCGCGTTTAAAGGGAACTCAAATGGCCTTCAAACTCTCGCAGGAACTTACCTTCCCCTGGCCGGTCAAAGTGATCGAGCCTAACCCGCACATTCCCGGAAAGCTGCTCGAACAGGAGTTCATCGCGCAGTTCGCGCTGATTTCGCCAGACCGTGCCAAAGCCAGAGATGCCGAACGCCTTGCCATTCTGGAGCAGGTCAAACCCGAGACCGAGGGCGAGGAGCTGCGCAAGATCAACGAGGCTCTTGCGGCCCATGATTTTAAAGCTTTGACGGACGTGTTGCGCGGCTGGGATGGCGTCTTTGACGACTACAATAATGCCATTCCGTTCAATCCGGAAACGGTCGAAATCGTCTGCGCCCACACCCGCGTGAAAAACGCGCTCATCCGCGCTTACCGGGAATCCATCTCCGAAGACAAGGCCCGCCTGGGAAACTCGAATTAGTCGCTATCGCCTGGGCGCATGCGCGCCTCGGCCGTGCCGACAGAAGCAAACCCGTCGCCATCGATGACGACGCCCGCAAGCAATTCGAAAAGATGGGCGTTCGTTTTACCGCCGCCGCAAAAGTTGAGGACGATATCCAGATCATGCCCACCGCCTGGAACAGCTACATCGCCTTCCGCGCCTGCGAAACGCAGTGGCGCATGGCTGTTGGTATGACTGGATTGATCTGGCTCGGCCTCGACTATCCCGCCTGCAGGCTTGTCCTCGATGACATTGGCGCGCCGGCGCATGTCTTCGCCGATGTTCGCTTCATGGAAGGTGTCGCGATGCGCGTTCTCAACGAGGTGGATGGCTGATGGCTGACCCATTGAGAATTTCCGCCCGTATCGATATCGACCCGAGCAAGGCGCAACAGGGCGCGGCCGAAGGCGCAAAGGCCGTGACCTCGATCGGCACGGCGGCGGATCAGGCTGCCGAGCAGCTGGAAAAACTGAATCGTGCTGCGGGCGAAGGTCTCCGCATGCCGCTCGGGGGAACCGGCGCAGAACTGGATCGGCTTAGAGCCAAGTACAATCCGCTTTACGCGGTCATCATGAACTACAAACAGGCGCAGCTGGAAATCCGAAGCGCCCATGCGAACGGCGCATTGTCCGCCGATGAAATGACAGCTGCGCTGGATCGCAACCGGCGATCGACGCTTGCCAGCATCGATGCCATCAAAGGCCGCAACAAGGCTATCTCGGATACGCCAGCGAACAACAATAACCAGCGTTTCCAGACTGCCAACCTCGCGTATCAGGCGCAGGACATCGTTACCACTGCGGCTTTCATGCCGTGGCAAACGGTTATGTTCCAGCAGGGTCCGCAAGTTGCGGGTATCATGGGATCGATGGAGAACAAGGCACTTGGCCTTCGCGACGCGCTCCTGTCGTTGGTCTCCCCTTGGTCATTGATCTCCATGGCTGCTGTCGGTGCCACCGCGTTCGCCATCCAGTATTTCACATCGGCTGAAGAGGGTGCGAAGTCGGCTGACGAAATCCTGAAAGGGCACGCCGAAACCGTCCGGTCGCTTAAAGAGCGTTATGGTGAGGCCGCGTCCGGACTGCGAGAATATGTGAACGAAGGTGTTTCCGGCACACTCGTTGACATACGAGATCGCCTTCAGGATGCACGCGACTTTGTCACCGAGGCCGTCACAGCCCGTAGCACCTACTCTCCAATGATCACCCCTTTCGTGAAGGAGACCGACACCGCTGTCGTGAGGCAATGGCGGCAGGCTTTCATTGATCTTCGTGAATCGATTCGTAGCGGCGAACCCGACATCTTGCGGTTCCGAGATGCGATGGCCCGTATTGCCGGAAACAATGATGTACCCGAAGGTCTTCGTGAACTTGCCAAGGATATGCGCGAATTCAAGGATGAAGCCGTCGTTGAAACTGCACGGGCCATTCCTGGCATGGTTCAGCAAATCGAACTGATCGGCGGAAAGGCCCAAAATCAGGTTGCCGCTGTCCAGGACCTAAATAAGGCGCTTCGTGAACTGGCTGGTATAGCGATGCCGGCCTTATCTGATGCGGACAATGCCCTTGCTTCTTATAGGAGGGCGGTAGCAAGCGCTCAGGGTGCCGAAGATCGTGCAAGTGCGCGCGCCGCATATGACGCTGCGCTAACGCGTATTTCAAACCAAAACCCGACCGTCATCAATTCGGATGGCAACCAAACGAACGTACCCCTTCCAGGCACAAAGCCTATCACCCTTGGTGACCGCGATCGCGCTGCCGAGCGCGCCGCCAGTTCGACCGCCAACGCCTACCGCGACCTGATCAAGACGGCCGATGACCGTGTTGCCCAGATGAAGCTTGAAGCCGAGCTCGCGGGCCAAACCGGCGTTGCCGCCGACGCGCTGCGCTTCAAGCTCGACCTTCTTCAGCAGTCCGAGGAAAAGGGCCGTTCGCTTTCGTCCAAACAGGTCGAGGCGATCAACAGCCGCGTCGATGCCTTCAAGAAATATGCCGAGGCGGCAGCATCGGCCAAGCTGAAGGCCGATTTGCTGTTTGAGCGCGAGCAACTCGGCCGCTCTGCAATTGACCAGCAGATTGCCGGTGGGCTTCGTTCATCGGGCTTGCCGGTCGATTTCAACAGCTACGAAGCCGGCCTGCTCCGGACAAATCTTCAGCTGCAATATGCGCGAGATCTCGCGGGCGATTTCACATCGACCTTCTTTGACGGTCTGCGCCAGGGCGAAAGCGTCTGGGATGCTTTTGGCAACGCCGGCGTAAAGGCGCTCCAGCGCATCGCCGACACGCTCATGAACGATGTTCTGAACAGCTTGTTCAGCGTGTCGAACGCATCGAGCGGTTCCGGCGGCGGCTTTTTCACCAGCATTTTGGGCGGTATCACCAATTTGTTTGGTGGCGGCAAGGGCGCATTTCCTTCAGCGCCGGGCGGCCTCTATGCCAAGGGCGCTACCTTTCTGGACGGTATTCATGGCTATTCCAACCAGGTCGTGAACAAACCCACGATGTTCGCATTCGCCAAGGGCACAGGCCTGATGGGCGAAGCCGGCCCCGAGGCGATCATGCCGCTGACCCGCGATGCATCCGGTCGCCTCGGCGTTTCTGCTGATGTCTCGCCGCTCATGTCACAGGCAAAAGGCGCATCAGCAACGGCGGCCCCATCTGGCGGACGGCCTGACTTCAATCTGAAGCTCACGATTGAAGTCAATGGCGCGAGGGGCAATCAAGAGATTGAGCAGATGGTAAGGGAAGGTGTCGAAAGCGGCGTCCAGGCCGGAATTGAGCAATATAATCGTGGCCTGCCGGACCGCGTAGCGGAGATCAACGCTGACCCGTGGGTACGCGGATGACGGCTCCCCTTGCCCTTTCCCGCATCAACGACATTCTGCCGATCGCGTCGGTCGAGTGGGACATCCAGCGCAATGACGAACTGTCAGGCGACGGCCACGGCGATCTCTGGCAGGCGGAACTGGCCGACCCGTTCTGGCGGGCGAATGTTACGCTGGGCCGTGGCCTACATGCCGAGCTGAAGCGCGTGGCCGCCCGCATCCGGGCGCTGGAAGGCGCAAAGCAGTCTTTCCTGCTGATCGACCCGCTTTCGCCATTCCCGGCCGCCGATCCGGACGGGTCGATCGTCGCCGGTGCAACCGTCACCATTCGCGGAACCGCCAACCGTTATGTCGCCCAGGTCGCGGGCCTGCCGGCGAATTACGTTCTGACCGAAGGCGACAAGATACAGATCGTTTACGGCACGCAGGAAGCGCCGCGTTATGCCTTCGTCGAGGTGTCGCAGGATGTGGTCGGCACGCTGGGCGGCATTGCCGACATCCGCGTGTTTCCACGCCTGCCGATGTCACTTGTTGTCGGCGCACCCGTCACGCTCGCCCGCCCGGCCTGTGCCATGATCATCCAGCCCACCACCCATAAGCCCGGCACGGCGCGCCGATCGGTGACCGATGGCGCCGGGTTTACCGCACTCCAGAAAAAGAGAGGCTGACATGAGAAACCAGCCATTCGAAATCACCGAGATCCTCAACAACGTTAAAGACGACAGCCTGATCGACCGGAAGGCCGTCTGGGTCGTCGCCAAGAACCGCCAGACCGGCTTGAAAGAAGGTATCGGCGTCTGGAATGGTGACGAGGATATCGGCTTGACCGTCATCGAGGGCGAAATTGGCTTGACCGTAACGCGGCCCTATTATGGCGGCGGCAACCTGCTTTCGATCGGCGATATTCCGCGCGTCTCGGATTTTACAACGCAGACGGTGACGATCGACCTGTCGAAGATTGCCGATGCCGCCCGCAAAATCACCCGCGAATATGACCTGCATCGCGCTTACATCGAAATCCACGACATCACGCTGCGTCCTGATAACGGCATGCCGGCAGCAGCTGAAGAACCGGTTTTCATCGGCATTGTTGACGGTGCGCCAATCAAGCGCCCTGCCATCGGCGGGCAAGGAAAGGCCACTCTGAAGGTCATGTCGGAAGTCATGCGCATGCTTCGCCGTACCAATCCGGAAAAGTCCTCTTACGAGGCACAGCGCCTGCGCGATAACGACGAATTCTATCTCTACGCCGGCCAGATCGACAGCTGGGAAATTCCGTGGGGGACGAAATGACCGCACTCACCCGCTTGGCCGACTGGAGACGGCAATTCGAAACCGCGATCGACGACATCAAGGCGAAGCCGTTTGCCTGGTACGATCACGACTGCGGTCCCGGCCTTGCCGGCCGCCTCGTCAGGGCACAGACCGGCGTTGACATGACAGGCTTTGCAGTCGGTCGTTACCATGACGCCGCCAGCGCTGCCCGCCTCATTCGTGACCTTGGTTTCGAAAACCTCGGCGAACTGGTCGCGTCGATGCTGCCCGTGATCCATCCGAGTGAGGCTTGCGTGGGCGATATCGCCGCCATCGATGTCGGCGGTCCGATCGGCCATGCGCTCGGCGTCGTCAACGGCGAACGCATCTTTGTTCTTGGCGAAACCGGTATCGGCACGGTCGATCTGCTCGATGCCGCCATGTGTTTCAAGGTGGGTTAGAATGGCCTTGAAGCGCCTTTTATGGACACTCGCATTCCTGCTTTTTGCCGCAACGGCCGTTAAGGCCGCGCCGGTCGGCGGTCTGATCGCAGGTATCGCCGGTTCGATCCTGTCTGCCGGCACCTTCGTCAAGCTCGCGATCGGCCTTGCCATCAATGTCGGCCTGTCGCTTTACCAGCAGGCGAAGGCGCGGCGCGAAGCCCGCAAGAACCAGCAGAGCAACGGCGGCGTCAAGCTGTCGATCCAGATGGGCGAGAGCATCCCGCGCTCCTATCTGATTGGCACCAGGGCGACGGCCGGCCGCCGCGCCTATTTCGGGAGCTGGGGCGAAGAGGAGAACACTCCGAACGCCTATGCAACCGAAGTCATCGAGATTTCCTGCTTGCCTTCCTATGCGGGTCCGCAGGGCGTGGACGCTGCCTGGTTCGGTGACACGGCCGGTACGATCCTCTGGAATGAACCGCATCCGGACGGCCGGGGCTTTCCCGTCGCGCAATACCGGCGTAACGGCGTGGACTATCTCTGGATCAAGTATCTCGACGGATCGCAGACCACGGCCGACAGCTTTTTGCTGTCGCGCTTCGGTGGCCGGGCAGAACGACCTTACAAGGACACGATGATCGGCCGTGGTTGCCAGATCGTCATCGTCACCGCCCGCCGCCACGAAGAGCTGTTCCGCAACGGCTTTCCGCAGGGACTTTATCAGCCGCGGCCGATGCGCCTCTATGACCTGCGCAAGGACAGCAGCGTCGGCGGCAATGGTCCGCACCGCTGGCACGATCCCGCAACATGGGAAGCGAGCGATAACCTGCCGCTGATGATCTACAATATCGCGCGCGGCATCTATTACGGCGGCCGGTGGGTTCATGGCGGCCGAAACTTTTCCTCCTACCGTTTCCCGGTCTCCTCGTGGATCGCAGCGCTGAACGAAGCCGACCGCGACATGGGCGGCGGCCGTCGCCAGTTCCGGGGCGGGCTGGAAGTGTCGGTTGATCGCGATGGTCTGGATGTGATCGAGGATTTGCGTCTTGGTTGCAGCGGCCGGCTGGCAGAAGTGGGCGGCCGGATCAAGATGCTGATCGGCGCGCCAGGTGCGGCCGTCTACAGCTTCTCCGATCGGGAAATCGTTGTCACGGCCGATCAGGACTTTGAACCGTTCCCGACGATCGCCGCGACCCATAACACTATCACGGGTGTCTATCCGGAACCGGCGCAGCGTTGGGCCGACAAGGACGCTCCGGAACAGTCGTCGCCCGAGCTGCTTGCCCGAGACGATGGCGAGCGCCTGGCTGTCGCATTCCGTTTCGACGCCGTGTTCATATCCGCCCAGGTGCAGTCGCTCACCTCGACGATGATCCTGGATGAACAACGCTGGCGCACCCACGAACTGACACTGCCGCCCAATGCGGCCGCACTGGAGCCGAATGACCCGGTTGCATGGTCGAGCGACGAAAACGGCTATTCCAACAAGAAGTTTCTGGTTGTGCGGGCGATCCCGATGCCCGGCCGCCTTCAGCGCGTCGTCATCAAGGAAATCGATCCATCCGACTATGATCCGCCGTCGATCATCGTGCCGCCTGTTATCGGCTGGATCGGCCCGGTTCCGGTGCCGCCGCAGCCCATGTATGGCTGGCAGGTGTTTCCGGCCACGCTTCCGGACGCCAACGGCAACCCACGTTATCCGTCGATCGAGGTACGTTGCGCCCCCAACCAGGACGATGTCAGCTATGTGCGCGTCCAGGTGAAACTGACCGCCACCGACGAACTCGTCTTCGATAGCGGCGACAGCACCGTCATTTATGAGCCGCCTTATGCGTGGGTTTTGAATGCGGTTCTGGCCGGCAATGCCGATTACCAGGCACGCGGCAAGTTTGTGCCGGCATCGAACCGTCAGACCGATTGGGGCGATTGGCTTCCGGTCCGGACGCCGAACATTGACGGCTCCGATATTACCGTCGGTCTCGGGCAGGTTCGGGACGATGTCAAAAACCGCATGATGGAACTGCAGCATCAGATGGACCAGCTGGCGGGCATGGTGGAAAGCCTGTCGATGTCCGTCGTTTCCAGCGACATCGACGCCAAGCTCGACCGCGACGTGCTGAGTTCGCAGCTGGGCGGTGCGATCGCCAGCGTCATCGATGAGCGCGAAACCCGCGTGACGGCTGAAGGCGCCATGGCCCGCCGTCTTTCTGCTGTGCGTGCTGAAATGGGCGACGTGCTGGCTGAAGGTTATCTTTCGATGAAGGCCACCACCGTGGGAGACACGTTGGCGAATGTCGAATTCGGTGTCCGCGCCCAAAAAGGCGACCAGACGGCCCTGGGAGCATTCATCCTTGAAATCATCAATCAAGGCGGCGTGCTGAAGGCGCAGGAAATTCACTACTCTGACCGATTCATTATCGTCGCTCCGGACGGCTCGGGTGGTCAGGGCGTGTTCACCTTCGACGAAAACGGCGCGAAGCTCGCTGTCGCCAACATCGGTACGGTGCGGGCCGCCTACATGGAAGGCTATAACAACAAGATGATGATCGACCTCAACAACGGAAGATTGAGGGTGCGATCAGCATGAAACAGCTTCACATGGGATTGGATTACGAGGGCGTCGGCAGCGTCAAGATCACCAAGGGTGCTTATGATCCCGGAATGACCCATGACAATACGCTGGGCGCTTTCTCGTACAATTCAAAATTCGCCGTCCAGGCCCAGATTGCCGGGCGCGACACACAGCCATACCGCGACGGCGTATACAATTATCCGCCCGGCGCCGGCGTCGATAACTTTAGCTTGCGCAGCTGGCGTTATCCCAGCGACATTTCACAGAACCGGGTCTTTTATCGAGCGGCCTATTTTCCGGGTCTGAACTACACCCTGCCGCTGTTCGATGTCCTCATCCGTCGCATCACCGACAATTATTACGTCAACGCCAGATCGCTTCTGAGCACCTACGGTTATGAAAGCCGTGGTGAGCGGATCGCAACCGTGATGCCGCTCAACGACCAGTCCGACTTCGGCTGGAAGCTGAATAACCGCACTCTGGTGGACGCCAATTACCGCACCTTCAGCGATATTCTTCAGCTGTCGAATATGTTCGGACCGGTGAACACGGGCAATTATAACTACCTGACCAATGAACTCGTCGTGTGGAACCTCCCGGGTGACGAGGCCGGCATCGTCGATGCCCAACCGATGCCGCCCAATCCCGAGCATTTCGCGGTCAATCTCGACAGCTCCGGCCTCAAGGTCGCAAAGCCGGGCTATAACGTTGATACGGCCTTTGGCACGCAGCTCGCTTTCGACAGCAGCAACCGGCCGACGAAGATCGTGGCTGCCGATGATATTTTTGTACCCTCGGGCGGATCGGAATATGTGCTGCCGATGGCTGTGCCGGATGGCACCATGTGCATCGTCAACTTCTACACCGGCAGCACCATCGTCTATCCCGCCAACCCGCACGAAGCCCAGAGCGGCGCGGACTGGCGCATCGCCGGCAATCGTCTCTACTTCAGCAATCCGAACGGCGGATGCCGGGCACGCTTCATGGTCGTGGCTTTCGACCAGACGCCGCCTACGGCCGGCGATAATGATGTCTTCCGCATGTTCGAAGAGAATGGCGAAGACGTTATCCAGTTCTTGCGACCAGGTGCCGGCAATCCGCCAGCCTTTGCGGACATCATCATCGATAGCCGCTGGCCCGCCATCTCAATGCTTGCCCAGGGGTATTTCGGTGTCGGTAGTGGCGCGCAGAATACGGCGATCGCGATCGACACGACGAACTTCTATCCGATCGTCCGCTACATGACGGTGCATTCCGGCTATGGCGGGGAAAACGGCGGCGACAACTCCTATTCCAAGATGATCCGCCCGCCGATCACAGCCAAACATCGCGTCAATCATCCGACCGTCGGTTTTCCATGGAGAGATTCGGGTGACAGTTCCTATGTGACGATCCAGCCAAACGCGGCTGTCTTTACGACCTTCTCAGGGGCGGCCGCTTACGCCCGCGTCATCAACAATGGCGGCGGCAGCTACAGTGTCTCCCATACCTACCCCTCATCGCCGGTGATCGGCATTCGCTATTACATCTTTGGCATCCCGAAGAAGGACTGACCATGACCGCCCTTTACACCAGCGGCACGATTTCACTCGTCAACGGCTCTGCCGTCATCACCGGCATTGACACCGCATGGAAAACCGCCCTCATCGTCGGCGGCACTGTCCATGTCGAGGCCGAAGGCAACCCGCTGCCCATCCTTGCCGACGACAGCGCCGGCGCATCCGAGCATCCGATCACCGACACGCAAATGACGGCCGCGATCAAATGGCAGGGCGCATCCGGAACCTACAAATATGCGCTCGTCCGGGAAAACACCTACACCACGGCGCAGGCGGAAAACTCAACCAAGATTGCCGAACTGCTACGCCGCCTGAACCATCCAACGATTGCCGCGATCGCAGCCGTCCAGGCCGAGCAGGATCACCTTATCCTTCTCACCGGTCAGAGCACCGCGACGATCATCCCACGGTCATCGCTCATTCAGGGCATCAAGACGAATGGAGCGGCCGAAACGCCCGAAGGCCTCGCCACTTACGAAAGCGAAGCGGCCGGTTTTATCGTTTTGGTGGCCGACGCGGGCGATGAGCGGGCGGCCCTTTATTTCAAACTCAGCGCCACGGCCGGCGATTGGTCTGATCCGGCTTTCCTCACCGGTGAGAAGGGCATCAAAGGGGACACAGGTGCCACAGGCATCACGTGGCGTGGCGCCTGGAACAACGTTGCTGCCTATGCCAAAAATGACGTTGTTCAGAACAACAAGTCTGCGTGGATAGCGCTGCGGGGGAACACAGGCGTTGCTCCTCCGGGGCTTCCGACGACTGCAAATGCGGATTGGGAACTGTTCGCTCGCGCCGGCGTCGATGGGAACGGGACCGGCGATGTCGTTGGGCCCGACGGTGGGGTCGCCGCAAAGCAGATTGCCGGTTTCAAAACCGCAACTGGAAAAGACATAGAGGGTCTGACCCCTGCGGAAGTCCGTTCCTTTGCAGCGGTTCCAATCAGCAACTTTCGCAACAAGATCATGAACCCTTTAGGGGCGCTAAATACCCGTGGTGTCGGCAGTCCAGTAACCCTTGCCGCTGGAGCGTTCGGGCATGATAGAATGAAGGCTGGCGCTTCAGGCTGTACATATACGCCGATTACAGTGAACGGGGTGACTACATTCGATATTTCGGCCGGCTCGCTTCAACAGACCATGGAGGCGCGAGGCTTTGCGGGGCAAACAGGTCGGTACTGGCTTTCTTGGCTTGGAACTGCACAGGCTCGTATCAACGGTGGGGCATATGGTGCATCCGAAACCGTATTTGTAGATGTTGACGCCACTGCGAACGTCACCGTGGAATTTGGAGTAGGGAGTTTTTCTCTTCCTCAATTCGAGCTTGGCTATGTCAGTTCATTCTCTGGCCGTCCGCACGTTGTTGAGGAAATGCTATGCCGGCGCTTCCTTCCCGGCATCAAGTCTGACGGTGCTGGCACGATCCCGACATTCGGCTTTGCCATAAACGCATCCAATGCCGTGTTCACCGTCCCGTTCCCCGTCAAGGCAAGGGTAAAGCCCACGGGGCTTGTTGTGGCGGGCGCGGCGTCGTTCACAACGTTCGCATCGGATCAGGTTGTGACTGGATGGACTTTCGGCGGACAAACGTCCGAGGTCGCTGGCGAGGTTTCAATATCCACGTCAGGCTCCGGTTACACCCCGTCACATGCCGGATGGCTCCGGGCAAGCGGCGGTGCACTCAACATCTATTTTACGGGGGCAGACCTATGACGGCTTGGAAGTTGGTAACGCCTCCCGACTTTGAGGGGATTGCAGTTGTGTCCCGCATTCTCGACGATGGGACGCATGAAAGCTGCCTCGCCACGGCCGACGAATACGTGGCATGGCTGGATGAAGGGAATGTGCCGGAACCCTATACACAAATGCCGGAAGTAGCGGCCACGGTCGTTTACGCCGTCGATTTCTGGACCCGACTGGATGGCGGCGCTGACGGCAACGGGGGCGAAGTCGCGCAGGTCCTTGCCGCCATAGAGCAACAGCCGATCCGCACCCGCAAAATATTCGAAGCTGCCAATTCCTATCAGAGTAACCACGAACTGTGGCCGCTCCTGGTGCAGATCGCCACCACGCTTTTCGGCGCGGAACGGGCGGCCGAAATCCTCGCTCCTTCAGTTTAATTCTGAACCCAAAGGAAAACCGATGACCGAACGCATCAACGCCATCACCGCAACCGCTATCGGCGGCGCATTTAGCCCCACTGGCGATTTTTCCATCCAGGCCGACATTCCGCCCGGCTCCTCGGCCGTGATCAATGTCGAGGGGCAGGTCGACGCCGCAGCGCCATGGGTATCGCTCGGCGGCATCAGCGCCAGCACCATTCCGCCCATGCGCCGCTTTGCCAAATGCCCGAATGTGCGTCTCACTCTTTCCGGCAACAGCGACGGCAAGACGATCAAGGCTTGGAGCGGCGAATGAACGGACTGGTTCGCTCCCTGAACATTCCGCTTTCGCAGCCGTCCGACGTGTCTCTTGTTCCTTCGCCTTTGCGGGGTGCGCAGTCGGTTCTCAATGCCTTCGGGCCGCTTAAAGCAAAGTTGACGGCAGGAGAAAACGCCGTTGTCTGGATCAACGCCGATAGCACTGGCTATTCCGAGTTCGGCCCGTTTTACAAATTCGCCGCCGCCCTTGGCGATCTGCACGATTATACTGTTGTTTTGTACCGCTGGGCCGAGTGGGTAACGAGTGCACCGACCGGCCCGAAGGAATATTCTCCGGCGGTTACGCTGCGCACTGGAACGCGAGGCACGCTTACGATCTATCTCGCGGCTCTCCCCGGTTCAGTCGCGGGCGGCATGTTCGATGGAGCGCGCCGGCCGAACGCGATTGATGCGATTCCCACGCCCGATCTTTGCGTCACCCATCACGGTCATAACCAACAATCTTTCCCCATCGTCGGGGGGGCTGGCATTTACGCAGTCGGCGCGGGCACATTCATCGGCCCCATCGGAATGGCCGAGGCCAAATGGTCCGGCGTGCCGCAAGTCATGACAACGCAGAATCCGTGGCGAGACGACGGCGGCTATGCGAAGGTTTTTGAGGCAATAAAAAGGGCAGGTCAGGCCCAACCGGAAATCAGCCTTGTCGACACCTATTCCCGATTCGTTGCGGCCGGAAAACCGGCCACAATCTATCGCGACAATATTCATCCAAGTGATACCGAGGGAAACAGCGCGGGAGCTCAACTTATTACTGATGCGCTCATCGCATCCTTTAAAGCTGCCAAGAAGTCGGCCTTTACAACACCGGCTTGGCCGCTCGCATCTGCTCCGAACCTAATCGACAACGGCAATTTTTCTGCGTGGCCCGGTGCAGTTCCGACAGGCTGGACGTTGGCCGGCTCTGGCACCACCGTGACAAAGGATGCGGTCAACACCTATGGAGGAGCAGCCTATTCCGCGGCCATCGCGCCGGGTACCGGTGCGACAGGTCAAGGCATGTATCTGCAAAAGTACTTGTCGGCCACTGAAATGCAGAGGATCGCGGGCAAGACAGTCACGCTGGCCGCGTTGGTTCTCGGCAGGTCAACGCAACCGAGACCGATGGTAACTCTCAGCATCAAAGACACGGCCGGGACAATTCGCGATTATGCGCTTGGAGATGTTATCAACTGCCGTGATGGCTGGATGTGGCTTGTAGCCGCTGGCATTCCTATAACACCGGACGGGGCGGATGCATGGCGATATCTCCGCCTGTTCCCCGCCTTCGGTGTTCCGAACCCCGGCAATACCGATCCGTTGAATGTCCAGCGAGTGCTGATCACCGAAGGATTGCCGCCGAAAGGCTTGATCGCCTGACGGCCGAGTGAACACCATCCGGTCATGACCGGGTGGCTGGGGTGATTCTACGCACCCAAGCGACGGGCCTAAGATTGGCGTCCAGTCCCGTCCGACGACACCACACGATAACCGTCGCACCCGTGCCCTGCAGGGCGGGTTCCTTGTGACTGACTCGTGAGCTTTTTGATATGCAAAACATTCGTTGTGGCACCTGTTCAGCCCTATTGTTTCGGGCTGGGCAGGGAGCCATATCCAATGACATCGAAATCAAGTGCCGCCGTTGCGGCACCATCAATCACTTGAGGCCAACAGAGCCCTTAACCGACCGCCAGGAGCGGCAACCAAGGATGAACTCGTGTGGCTCTACATACCTCCAGAAATGACCTCTGCGGCGTCTCGCTTTGCGCCGGCGTCGGCGGCCTCGAACTCGGCCTCCACATCGCAGAACCAGACTATCGAACTGTTTGTTACGTCGAGCGGGAAGCCTTCCCTGCGGCCACTCTCGTGGCAAGGATGGAAGACAAGGCCCTGGATCAGGCGCCTGTCTGGGATGACGTTACCACCTTCGACGGCACGCCTTGGCGTGGAAAGGTTCATATCCTCACTGCCGGATATCCCTGCCAGCCCTTCAGCTTCTCCGGCCGGCGCAAGGGCGAGGACGATCCCCGCCACCTCTGGCCTTACGTCCGGAGAATCGTCACTGACCTTGATCCCGAGTGGTGCTTCTTCGAAAACGTCGAAGGGCATATGTCCCTGGGAGCCGACACGGTTTTCGGGGACCTTCGATCGCTGGGCTTTACAGTCAAAGCGGGCTTGTTCAGCGCGGCAGAAATCGGCGCGTCCCACCAGCGTCGGCGGCTCTTCATTGTGGCCCACGCCAACAAAATCGATCTACTGCACGAAGATCGAGATGGAACTGGTCAACGATTGCTTCAAGATGAGGGACGATGCGGCGGCCGCGGGATCTCAGTTCGGGATCGGCAAGGCAGCACGGCTGTGGACGCAGATATGGATGCTGATGCAGGCATGCGGAGCGACCCCGACACGTCCGTTCAGCTTTCCATCTTCCCGCCCGCTCCATCTGAGTTTGAACGCTGGTCACCGATCCTCGCCCGGCGACCTGACCTTCAACCCGAACTTTTCGGACTGGATCATGGGATGGCCGATCGGGTGGACCGATCCGACGCAGCCGGTAACGGCGTGGTCAGCCTGGCTGCAGCGTATGCGTGGCGAACTCTCAAAAATGCCCATTTAAGTGGTCATTAAGAGGCCCTCAAAACATCCTCAACGCGGCCTCAAAACCGCGTTGAGCCTCAAAGGAGAGACCAATGGACCCCGCAGCGGACGACGACATCGAGAAGGCTATCGCGGTTGCTCTGGCGGTCGTGCCAAGAACCTTCCGAAACGGGTTTGGCGGAAAGGGTGTTCGACGCCGGCGAGAGCCGACTGCCACGAAGGAAGTCGCGGTCGTTGTCACTCGCTATCTTGGTCACACCTACACCTTCTTTGAGGATGACAGGAAGGTCGAGAAAAGCGACGTGGAAAGCTTCTTGGCGGCTGAGTTGACGGCTGTGCCTGACGATCTCGCGAAGACCTTTGCGGACAAACTCACGCTCTATTCGGAACCCGCCCGCAATGAGATCGCGGCGCGGTTGGCAATGGCCATATCTGATAAATGGCGGTGGACTTACAAGCCGAGTGACGCGATCTACCTCAAGCCCATGTTCGGGGAGTGATGGGTCGCCACCCCTAGCCTAGCGGTTTCAATGCGACCGCTGTGCCGGTAGCTGCGACAAACAGTATCCCTCCAGGACCGCTGGTGTTGAGTTGATTGTAGGTAAAATCGACAGCGATCACGGCATCCGCCCCAACCTTCGCCGCTTCTTTTTTCAGCCCTTCGATGCAGGCTTCCCGCGTCTCTCTAAGAGAGTTTTGGGATGTTTCCGATCTCCCGCCAACGAAATCTCGCCAGTTGTTGGCAATGTCTTTGAACACATTCATACCGATCGCCGTTTCCGATGCGACGATTGAGATTACGTTCTCGATTGCGCGATTTGGTACATCAATGGACGTTGTAAGGATCATTCTGTCCGTTAAGACTTGAAGCTGTTTGGACTTCTCCTGAGCCTCGCAGTCGACACAAAACTGCGTGCCGCTGATCCAATATTCCGTCCCACAACTCTTACACTTCGGCATGAAACACCCCCTAGCCATTGTCTTGGACCGGACCATACCGACGACAGTGCTGGTGGGTAAAGAGGATGGTTAGAGAAATCCCTTTTCTGGCTTTGACACGCCAATCTGGAATTTTCAGAAATTCCGATTTCTCGTGTCAAAATTCCGAAAACGCGCTTGTACTTTGTCACCACTTACTGCAATTTCTGGGAATATCCGATAATATCCGGGAACTGGCGGGAAAGCCTTGTAAATCAGGGGCTTCCAAGCGTGCAGGCGAGAAGCGATAAAAACCGAATTTGACAGACTGGCGGCGCCATCTGCGATCCGTCGCGGCAGAAACGGGGAAAATTCGGGCTTCCCTCAACAACTCTTCAAAAACCACCCTATCGGTCTTTTAAGACCCTTTAAAGCCCAGAAAACCGGCCTTTAAGAAATCGGCGGCCTCGCGCGGATATCTCGCAACCAAGCACGGATGACGGTCCAAAAGTTAAATTGAACATGCAACTGCCTTGCAAGTTCGAAAAATCCCGATTTTTTGTAATGAAATCAAAGATAATAAGAGAAAGCCGCGTTGCATGAAGATGCAACGCGGCTTTTTTCGTTACCGGACCAGGCCAAACCGTGACGGGCGCTCTGTTAAGCTCGCTCTCCAGTCGCCGTCGAAGCCGAACGAAGGTGCGCCGATCGGCTCAGAAAACCAGAAGTCAGTAAACGCCGCGATGTCCGGCTCGCAAAACCAGTGCGCTTCACCATTGGCATCGACAGCCCACCAGCGGGCATTCTTCGGCGCGACCTTCCAATCGACATTCACCATTTCATTTCTCCGCTCTGCGAATGGAACAACAATGAACTTATCAGCCGGCGCCATACCCTCTTACCTCACATTTGGCGTTACTAATGTTCCTATTTTGTTCTCATTGCAAAATGAGTCAATGCCACTTCTGAGTGATTCTCAAATTAAGCTCGACGAAGAAGAGAGAGCACCTGGCCGATGACGGAAAGATCGTCCGCCACGTCCTCGTCGATGACTTCCTTTGGATAGCCATTCTGTTCGTTATCAGAACGCAGTTCTAGCGAGCCGTCCATGCGCCAGTTTGCCCGCTTCACCTTGATACCGGGTCCGACGCGAAACACAAAAACCTGATCATCGACGATGTCGCTCTTGCTTTGATCGACGATCATGAACGCGCCATCTGGGATCGTCGGCAGCATGCTTTCGCCCTTGGCCTCAAGCATGATGCAGCTTTCTGGTTTTGCCCCGATGCTACGAAGGAACGCGCGGCTGAAGGCAACCGAGTTATGCAGCCCATCGTCTTTTGGGATGAGGCCAGAACCGGCGGCGGCTTGCACATCGTACAGCGGAATTTCCACCATATCGACACCTTCGGTTACAGTCGCAGATTCGGAAAACATGTCTCCTTGACCGGTGACAATCCAAAGCACGCTAGCGCCGAAATTCTGTCGGTAGGCATCGAGGACGGAGGCTGTTGGCTCCGTTTCCCCACGCTCATATGAAGCCAGCGTATTTTTGCTAACGCCGAGCTGCTCCGCAAACTGGTCTCTTTCGGGATCGCCGAGCTTTCGCCGCAGATCGCGCAAGCGCGCAGCGAGCGCCGTTTTCGGTTTCGCTTCAGGTCTAGCCAATAATTTCCCCATTAAACCAATATTCCAGTTTACAAAACCGAATTTCTGGTTTAATCCTTTCTGTGTTCGCAGAATTAATAACCCCAAAAAAGGAGGCCGGTTCAGGGCCTCCCTTCTGGAAGGAATCCTTTATGCACCGTGTCTCTGACGGCGGCAAGACAAGCCGTGCCGAACGCCGAAGGCTGGAAGAAATTGCCCGCATAAAAGGCAAGCTCATCATTGCCAAAATTACGCTTGCCGAGATCGACAAGAAATACAACCTGCCCTCCGGCACGGCTGGTAACGCCGTACACGAGCCGCACGCGGCAGGTGAACGCGCCATCGCAGCGGCCCTAAAAACCCGTCCGCACCTTCTTTGGTTCTCCCGCTATCACTCCGACGGTCGCAGGCTCAGCCCGCAGCCTTCGGAGAATTACCGGAACGGCCGTCGTGCCGCCGAAGCGGAGCAAGCCGCAGCATGAAGCGTGGAACGGTTCGGGATTGCTGCTCTAGCCTACCGCACGAGTGCAAGGCGTTCGTTCGCCCCGGCTGTCAGTCCCAATCTCTCGACCGCTCCACACCCCGACAATCGCCGATCAGCAGACACCCCACAATGACGAAACCGCGTGCCAATTTCGACAGGTCGATTTTCATTCCGTCACACTCCCGCGTGTGCCGGTGGGCCGAAATCCTGCTGATTTTTAGTCCTGCGTTCGCAGGCGTTTCGGCCGTCCTTTTCACCATCCTCAAAAACTATGGAGCAGCTCAATGACCGCAGCAGTCCGCAACTTCGTCGCCGTGCCTTTCTTTGACCGCGTCCCTCCACGGGTCATGGACCTCGTCATCACCACTTTCGACAACATCGTCGAGCGCGCACAGAACAAACGCGAGGCCTATTATTTCTTTGCAACCGGCGTCAAACAGCGCCAGTTTGAAGCCCCGACCTTCGAAGAGTTTGCAGACTGGCACGAACGCGTCAAAAACGGCCTAGTCGACCGCCCGCACCCTTCCGAAGTCGTTCAATTGAGCGCTGTCGCCGGGCTAGCCTACCAGCCCCACGCCGCTCCAGAGCCCGTGGTGAAACAGCCACATAGCATCGCCTGCGCCGTCGATCTCGAAGCGGTCGACACCGAACGCTTGCGGCAGGCCCGTGCGATTGTTGTTGCAGCTCACGCGCTCAACGAGGCGAAGCTTGCGGCCGGTTACAGCCCGGCGTCTATCGCACTCGACGACACGATCCTGCAGCAAGCTCTGACCGACCTTTTGACCAGTGAGGCAGACGCCACCGTTATGGACGCTAACGTTCATATGACGGTTGGAAACAAGCTGGTCGATCTCCTTTTGGGCGAGGATGATGCGGACATCGACGACAGGATTGTCGGTTGCCTCACGATGGACATGCAGCCCGAGCTTTGCCGCCTCCTTGCGCGCTCAGACGCCGCCAAATCCCGCTGATTTCCCGAACCGTCGCTCTGTTACCCCCAGGGAGCGACGCCAGATGCCGGGGCGGCCTCAACCCCCAGCCCCACCGCCCCGGCATCGATCTGCCGCAATGCCGTCGCCGAGCGACGAACTCCGAGGTTTCGATGGTAAATCCTTATTCCGATGAAGAACGTTTGCAGGCGATGGTGGCGGCCAGCTACCGCGCCAGCCGCGCGCACTTCAACCACCTGCCACTGCGCCACATCATCAATCCGCCTGCCGAAATGTTCGATGCGAAGCTCGCGCGGCAGATGGCGATCTACGTCCTGCATATCGATTTCGGCGTGCCGCGCCGCCGCCTGGTCGTGCTCCTGGGTGTTGCCCGCTGGACCGTCATGCAGGCTGTCCGCGTCGTCGAGGCCCGCCGCTTCGAACCGCTTTTCGACAAGGCTTACGAGCGCGTCGCCGCCCGCGCCAAAGACACCTTTATGGAGATGCTTTACGAGGCCTCGGCCGGACAGGAAGCCTCCTATGGCTGAGTTCATCCGGGCCACCATTTCCAGCATTCATGTCGGCGAACGGCTGCGCCCGATCGACATGGATTACGCCGAGGCGATCGCCGCCTCGATGTCCGAACACGGGCAGATCAGCCCAATCATGATCCGCAAGACGCCCGCGAAAAAGGGCACTCCCTATACGCTGGTGGCGGGCGGCTATCGCACCGCCGCCGCAACGCTGCTCGGCTGGACGGAGATCGACGCCATTGTCGTCAAGGCTGACGCCGTCGAGGCGCAGCTGCTCGAAATTTCCGAGAACCTTTACCGCAACGAGTTGAACGCACTCGACCGCGCAATCTTCGTCATGAAGTACCGCGAGCTGTGGGAGGAAAAGCACGGGAAGATCAATCCGAAGGGCGGCAGACCTGAAAAACAGGGTAACGATTACCCTGTTTTCGCCAAGGGTCGGGCCTTGTCCGAAAAGGTTCAGGAGCGTTTTGGCTTCGGCGCCGAGACATATAAGCTTGTGTCGCGCATTGGGCAAAACCTTGATCCGGTGCTGAGGCAGGCGGTACGCGGCACCACTGCGGAGAACGATCAGTCACAGCTTCTTGCTCTGGCAAAACTGCCTCGCGAAGATCAGGTCGCGGTGGCTGACGCTCTGAAGCACACCCCAGATGTGAAGAAGGTTCTGGCTTTCACCAAGCCACCGGTTCTGGTGACCGCGCCGCCCGCGCCTTCTCAATCCATCATTCTCACCAAACTGATCGCTGCCTGGGACGAGGCGAGCGAAGAAACACGCGATAGCTTCCTTGAGCACATCGGCATGTCTGACGCGCCGGATGCCCTCATGGCTGCGATCCGCGAGGAGGCAGCATGAGCACGAAACGCGACCCCAACCAGATGGACTTTTTCAAGGAGACGGTTTTCCCGGTGCGATCCGCATCGGAACGTCTCGATATCGACCGCTTCCGTTCGACGTTGAAACGCGAAATGGCCCGCGCCATTCGCGAATGCCAATACGACCGCGACACGATCGCGGCGCGGATGGCCTATTACCTCGGCCTCGACAAGGTCTCGAAGTCGGCTCTCGACAGCTACACCGCCGAGAGCAAAACCGCCCACGACATCAGCATGCCGCGCTTCAAGGCGTTTGTCCGCGCCACGAACGCCTTCTGGCTCTGGGATGTCGTCGTTTCCGATGACGGCCTGTTGCTGCTCGAAGGCGATGAAGCCCGCCTCGCGGAAATGTCCCGCATCCGCCAGGAGCAAAAGAAGCTCGCCCAGGAACTGAAAGTTCTTCAGGCGACGCCGGTGCACATTCGTCGGGTGCGCAAATGAAGAAGGAATGGTTCACATCCGCAGAACTGGCCCAGGCGGCATTGCCGGGTGTTCCGAGCTCCCGCCAAGGACTAGAGTTGTTTATCGCTCGCTCCGGCGTGCGATCCACCGCGAAAGCCCGTACTAAGGCCGGGCAAGGCGGCGGGTTTGAGTACCATTATTCCTTCCTTCCTGCGGTGGCGCAGGCCAAGCTCGCATTCCTCAATGCGGAGCCTAGCGACCCGCGCCCGACCAAGCTTTCAAAGATGCTTTGGGACCGTTTTGAGGCCCTGTCAGACGCCCATAAAGCGATCTGCAAAACGCGCTTGGGCGTGTTGACCGAGATTGCGGAGCTGCGCGCAGCCGGGTTGCAGACTGTAAAGGCGATCGAGTTTTGCGCCCGTAAAGCATCGGTATCGCCGCGCACCGTGTACAACTGGATGGAAAGCGTAGAAGGCCATTCTCGCCAGGACTGGCTTGCTGCCCTCGCCCCGTCATTCTCGGGCAGCGGCACCGGCGAAGCCGCCGAAGTCGCGCCCTGCCACCCCGAGGCTTGGAAAATCCTTAAATCGGATTTCCTGCGGCCCGAGCGCCCTTCCTTTAGCGCCTGCTATCGCCGCATGATGATGGTTGCCCGCGACCAGAACCTGTCGCCGGTCCCTTCCGAGCGTTCTTTGCGGCGCCGCCTGGACGCGGAAGTCCCGAAGGCCGCGCAGATCATCGCCCGCGAAGGCAAGGACAAGGCAAAGCAGCTATTCCCGGCGCAAAAGCGCACCGTCGCCCACCTGCATGCCATGGAAATCGTCAACACCGACGGTCACCAGCTCGACTTGTTTGTGCGGGCACCGTGGTCGGAAACACCGGTCCGCGTGATCCTGATCGGTATTCAGGATGTCTATTCGCGCAAGGTGCTTTCGTGGACGCTTGCCGAGGCCGAGACATGGGAGGCCGTCCGCACCTGCATCGGTTCCATGATCGAGAACCATGACGGCATGTTGCCCTATCACATCTACATGGACAACGGCCGTGCCTTCGCGGGCAAGATGATATCGGGCGGGGCAAAGACCCGCCACCGCTTCAAGGTCAATGAGGACGATGTTGCCGGCCTCCTGAAAACGCTCGACATCGAGCCGCATTTCGTGAAGCCGCGTTCCGGCCAGTCTAAGCCGATCGAACGCGCATGGCGCGATCTCGCCGAGGAAATCTCAAAGCATCCGTCCATGTCCGGTTGCTATACCGGCAACAAGCCCGACGCGAAGCCGGAAAACTACGGCAACAGCGCGGTTCGGCTCGAAACGCTCCAGCGCCATGTGGCGCAATGCGTTGACGAGCATAATCACCGGCTGAACCGCACAACGGAAACCGCCCACGGCCGCAGTTTTGCGCAGACGTTTGACGCGTCGATCGCCGAGCCGTCCACGATCGTTCGTTATGCCAGCATGGCCCAGCGTTCGCTCTGGATGCTGTCGGCCGTCGCCATCACCGCACGCAAGCCGGACGGCGCGATCCACATGCACGGCAACCGCTATTGGAACGCGGTGCTTAACGAGTGGATCGGCAAGAAGCTGACGGTGCGGTTCGATCCGGCCGACCTGTACAAGCCGGTCAAGGTCTACGACCCGGAAGGCCGCTTCCTTTGTGACGCCGACTGCCTGGCTAAAACCGGCTTCGCCGACACGGACGCTGCCCGCCGCCAGGAGAAGGCACGCAAGACCCACGTCAAGAACCTTCAGGCGGTCGCCAAGAGCAATGCGGCGCTCTCACCGATGCAGCTTGGCGAGATCATGGAAAAGGGCCGCAAGGCCGAGGCTGCGAAGCGTCCGCAGACGCCGGTTCGTCCGGTCGTCACGCGCCTTGTCACCGGCAACCTTGCACATGCCCCGGTCGAGGCGGTCAGCGTCGATCATTTCGAAGACAGTTTTGCGCGTGGCCTCGCCCGAGTGGCGGGCGGGGAAAGCGCAATCATCCAATTCCCCACGGGGAATAACGAGGCAGGCAACAAGCCTGCCCGCAAGAGAAGAGCCGAAAAGTAGTGAGTACGGTTCCAGTCCAACAGGGCGAAAAAAATGAGCGACCCGAAGGCCGCCCCACAATTGAACGAAGGAACCTTTATATGAAAAAGACGACCAACACAAATAGCGTGTGGGAACAGTCGCAACCGCTAATCGAGTTTACCGCCAAACATCCGGCATCGGACGTTGCCGAATGGCGAAACCTGACAGCGCGCACTGTCGATGTCGCCGTCACATACGGCTGGACGAAAGCAGAAGTGTCCCGCCGCTCCGGCGTGCCCGAAGGCACGTTCTCGCCGTGGTTTGGCGGAAAATATCTGGGCATTTTGGCGAACGTTAATCAGCAGATGGCCAACTGGCTCGATGCCATCGACGCAAGCCAGAATATGGCTGCCATCATGCCAGTGTCGCCGCCTTTCCAGCGCACAACGGTCGGCCAGGACGTTTACAACGCACTTCTGTTTGCCCAGGTAACGTCCGGTTTCGTCCGCGTCACCTTGCCCGCAGGCTCCGGCAAGACAACCGCGGCAAAGCACTTTGCAGCAACGCGCCCTCACGTGTTCATGGCGACGCTCAGCCCGAGCACCAAGACGGTGCACGGCATGCTCGTCGAGTTGTGCGGGGCGCTCGAAGTGCATGAGCACAATCCCGCAAAGTTCGTCCGCGCCCTCGGCGCAAAGCTGAAGCGCGTCGGCGAAGGCTCGCTGCTCATCATTGATGAGGCGCAGAACGCGGTTCCGGATGCGATCAACCAGCTTCGCCATTTCGTCGACAACGACCATTGCGGTGTTGCCTTGCTCGGGAACGAGGATACCGCGACGGCGTTCGTGAAAGACCTCGGCCGTTCTGTCGCCAGCCGCGCCCAGGTGCTCTCCCGCTTCGATCGCCAAGTTCGCACGGCGCGCAATCCGGTCGCCGATGCGGAAATCCTGATCAAGGCTTGGGGCATCGACGAAGGCACGGATTGCGCCACCTTCCTGAAGGGTATCGCCAGCAAGCCGGGTGCTCTCCGACAGATCGACCGCACCATGAAGGCCGCATCGATGCTTGCCATCGGCGACGGCGAGGAAGGTGTGCGTCTGGAGCACCTTCAGGCCGCCTGGAAGAACCGCGACATGGGGGACAGCCTATGACATCGGCGGCTCCCTCCCTGAAAACTCATCTGGAATATCTCGCCGGCATCTTCGCGGAAGCCAAAAAGATGAAGCCGGATGAGAAACTGGAACTGGACGCGCGTTCCGCCCAGACCGTGCTGAAAACCCTTCGCGCCCTGTCCCAGCAGGCCGGCCACCTTGAGCTTGAGCTTTCTATTCTGCGCGACAGCGAGGCGGGAAAGCTGCTCGCAAAGACTGCCGAGCAGCTTGCGACCGGTGAACTCACCAGCCTGCTTGAAAAAGCAGAGAGCAACATCATCCGCCCGAACTTTGGAGGAAAGAAGAATGACGGCGAAGCCTGACTGCGTTTCCGATTATCTGCTTCAGTTGGCGCGTGATTTGAACGGCGTCGTCAACGAGCGTGGCACCATCAACCTGGACCGCGTGACCTCGACAAAGGTCATCGTTCATATCGGCCGCATCGCCGATCTTGCCCGCAAGCTCGAAAACGCCTGGTCGCAGGCCGAGTGGAACCGGCGCGCTTCACAAGACCGCCTGTCGCTGCTGACCAACATGAACAAGGTCACGGCCGAGGTTCTCGGCTTAATGCGGCCAGACACCGAGGACGGCGGCAATGTCGTACAGTTCCGTCCCAAGCCCTCCAATTCCTCTGCCCCTTCCGCACCGCCCGGGGGCGACGCGGCCTGATCCCCCTTCACATTAATTTATGAGGTTCAAACCCATGGAAGCTGTAATTCTCGAAGAAAAAGCGACTGCTGGCATCACCATTGTCAACGGCAAGGAATACGTCACCAACGCAGACGGCGGCCTGACGCCACTCGCCCTGGTGAAGGCAGAAGACTTCCTTGAGGATCAGATGGTCCGCAAGATCATCGGTTTCGCCAAGCCGCTTTCTGCCGAACTGGCCCGCTTCAAGGCGCACACCCGCGCCGATATCGCCGAGTTCGATCGTAACCTTGAGGCCAAATACGGCCTCGTCAAGCGCGGTCGCGCCGGAGCCGGGAACCAGAAATACCGAACGATCGACGGCCTGATGTCCGTCGAGACCCGTGTGAACAAGCTCATCGAGTTCGGACCGCAGCTGCAGGTCGCGAAGGGGCTGATCGACGAATGCCTGAATGAGTGGACGGAAGACGGCCGCGCCGAAATCCGTGGCCTGGTCACGCGTGCCTTTAATGTCGATCAGGCGGGCAAGATCAGCAAGGACGCCGTCTTCGAACTGTTCAAGATCGAAAGCGATGATCCTCGCTGGATGCAGGCAATGGAGGCGATCAACGCGGCCGTGCGGGTGATCGGCTCGAAAGAGTATCTGCATTTTAGCTTCCGGGAATCGCACGATGCGGAGTGGGTCCGCATTTCGCTCAATATTGCTGATGCTTGAAGGGATCGCTCAATGAATACGATATCTACGCTTCATCTGGGTCAAGCAGACATTCATATCAGCAAATGGAACCAAGATTGCCTCCCAAGTGACAAAAACTCTGCCAAAAGAATTGGCGAGAATTTTACCCGTTCGCTCGATCTCCGCCTCATCCCCCCCGGCTATGGCCTGAAACGCTTTCCCCGCGAACTTGCCGCAACGGCGGCTCGCATTGGCAAGGTCATTCAAAATAGTCATAGTGTTACCGAACTGGTACGCGAGATCACCATCAAACAAATCCGAAGCAGCTTCGAATTGCGGCCGCTTCATGATGCGGACAGCTTGGGCGCATTCCAATCGCAACTGCTCCATCACCTGCGCAACTACGGCAGGCTCATCCTTGAGCAGTTTACTAAGCGTATTGAACCTGACGCCTCTGATCTCTTCGTAGCAGGCTTCGAGGTCAGCCAAACCCGGCTTCAGCATACGCTCGACACGAAGCGTGTCAGGGCGGAGTTGCAACTCAACCAGTTCTCGGTGCCGATCATAGCTCTTCATATCGCTGATCCGCATTTGCCGAACCGTGTACCACGCCGCGATCATAGCCGCGCCGCCGCCGATGAGTGTTTGGAAATCGAAAATAAAGTTCCGCCAGCTGTCGCCGCCGACCTGGTCTTTCACGCTTCGCGCTTCGCCAAAGAAGAGCGGCGGCAGTATTGTGACGCATACGACAAGCAGAAACAAAACAACAAGACGCTCCTTGTGGTCTTCGGACACTTCTTCCCCCTTCAACCTATACCCCTCGCGAACAGGTCGCACTTTTTCCGCCGGATTAAAAGCACGTTTCACTTTTCCAGAACGCGCATTTTGGAAGGACAGAAAGCATGACCGCTAACGGTGGCGCCTCCAAACCCTGCATGGGCTATCCGTCCCGTTCGGCCGCAATCCGGGGGCTTCGCTCCAGCGGCCTGACGAACCGGCAGATTTCGGATCAGACCGGAATACCCGTCAACAAGATCACCGCACTGGTGCCAATGACACCCAAGCCCGACTCATCACCGACTGCCAGAGAGGCGGGCTACCGCGTCGGTGAGCAGAACGTTGCCCGTATCGGGTTGAACTTCGAGCTCCGGCAGATGCTTCGGCCCTTTGCGGCCAAACGCAGCATGACAGTTGAGGCCCTCATTACCGATCTTGTCGAGAAGATCGCCGAAGATGGCCTTGCCGATGCCGTCATGGATGACGGGGTGAACTGATGGCCCACATCGTTTGCTTCCGATCCGGTGAAACATTTGTCAGCCGCCGTGTGCCGAAAGGCACCATGAAGATCGTCACAGGGCATGGCCGGCGACTGAAGCGCATTCTCAGCGTTTGCGCCCGCCACGCCTATGACGGAGAGACGCTGCTGGTTCCCGGCCTGCCTGAAGCGGACAACGACCTGCAGGCGATCAATGCCGTGAAGGCGTTTGAGCAGATGTTGCGAAACCGGCTGGCGAAGGGTCCGCACCGCAGGACGAAAGGCCGCAAGTTGCTATGAGCTACGATTACATCCGCAACTACTACGGCATTGAAATCACCGTGAACCGGCTCGTCCGGCACACGGTGACGGCCAGATACGGCAAGATCAAGCCGGAAGGCCGCGAGCATCAGCACTACGTCAAAGTGCATTTCCACGGCGACAAGCATTATAGCAATTGCCATCCCCGCGAACTGGAGTTTGTCGCCTATGACGAGTAAGCGGCAAATTCCTGCGGCCTTCACAAAGGGCTACGTGCTCTGCTCTCCGTCCGGAAAGCTTCAGCCGAACACGTGGAGCGCGACCGCTGAAAAGGCGGTCGCGTCCAAGTACCGCAAACCGGAGACTTGGGAAAAAGCGCAACGCCGAGGCTGGTCCGTCCAGTTCGTCTACGTGCGCTTCTTCATCCCGGTCTTCAAAGCCACTTTCACCACAACCGAAATGAGCGGGGCCTACGATGCCGAGGACATTTGAACCCGACCAGCTGCTGACGGCGCTGATCGACGCATTTCTGAAGGACGGCCATTTCGTTCACGCGAAGGGCGGCAAGATGTTCGTCCTGGTCGTGACCGAGGAAGGCGACGAAAGCCGCTCCTCCGAGTTCTGCCTTACCGACATCGCGGCCCACGCCGCAGGGAGGCTGTCGCGATGAGCAAGACCATTGCTGCCATCAAGATCGAACAGAAGAAACTCGGCCTGGACGATGACACCTATCGCGCCAAGCTGCATATCCTGACCGGCAAGACATCCACCACGGAGATGACCGAGGCTGAACGGCAGAAGGTCCTCGTGAGCCTGCGCGGCAACACGCCGAGATTAGCGCCGGTTCGGCTGGACGGCCGCGACGGCAAGCACAAGCTCTCCGGCAAGTACCTGCCGAAGATGCGGGCGCTCTGGATTGCCTGCTACAACCTTGGCGTCATCGACGATCGCCGTGATAGCGCGCTTGAAGCGTTCGCCATGGGGCGGCAACTGCCGAACATTTCCGACATGCGTTTCGTCCACAAGGCGGCTGACGGCGCGAGCGTGATAGAAGCGCTTAAGGATATGCTCGGCCGCGCCGGCGTCGTGTGGGCGGACCGCAAGCCATGCGAGCCTTACGAGCAGAGCCATGGTTACAAGATCGCCCGCGCACAGTGGGCGATGCTGACGCCCCAAGGCTCGAACCAGTTTTGGCCGGTCGTTACCGACATTGTGAACGAGGATGTGACGTATCGAAACCTGACGGACGCGGAATGGATCAACGTCATGAATTACCTCGGCACTATGATCCGACGTCAGAAAACGGGGCCGGCACGATGACGCCAGACGCCATTCCCCTCGTATCCGACGCGGCGCTGCGCGACATCGCCGCTCCGTCGCTCGTCGATCGAGACGGCCGCACAATGCAGCTGTATTCCTTCAGCTATCGCCACGGCGACAAGCATTGGTCGTTTTCCCTTTGGGCCTGGTCGAAGCGGGACGCCAAGCAGCGTCTCCGTGCGCTGCGCCGAAACGTGCGCCTCGACGGCTTGATCGTGGCGGAGATAGAGGGCCGCAACTGATGTCCGACCTTCCTGATCGCGCCTACATGACCCCGCTCTTAAACCGTATCGCCGATGTTGCCGGCGAGCGGGCGGCGATCATCCTTGGGCGCGAGAAGGCCGGCCAGAGAATTTCAATCCCCAATTCAATGCCCGCTAATCACTGGCTTGCTGAACTCATTGGACATGACGCCGCAAAGGCGATGGCGGAAAAATTTGGAAGTCAGAAGATTGACATCCCCCCTGCGCTCGGTGGCGATAAGCGACGCCGCGCTATGACCATTGCCCAAATGATCGATAAAGGTTATTCGATTAACGAAATCGTCCGTGCAACGGGGGTTTCTCGCTCTACCGTTAAAGAGCACCTGAAAAAGAGACCCCGCGACGATCGCCAGGGCTCACTTTTCTAGGATTTGGTTCCGAGTGGGCCGAAAATGGCCCACTGATTACCCCCACCAAAACCGCCAATAGTCCTCTCGACGGGGGCAACTCAAGCCCCTCTTGAAGGGGCTCTAATGACCACTCAAACATTTGGTGAATGGGCGATTTCGCGATTGCGAGCCGCCGGCGCTTACGGCGGCGTTTATGATGGTGCCGAAGGGCGCGAATACTTCGAAGCGCTGAAGCGCTATCAGGCGGCCGAAGGCCTGAAGATCACGGGCAAGGCCGATGAAGACACCGTGGCGCGTCTGCGCCTGGTTCGCCCTCTGCGCACGAGTGACGCTGAAGCCAGTCATGTAATCTCCAAGGTTCCACCCAAGCCGCGTGAGCCGATCTGGATGCGGGACGCCCGCCGTTACATCGGCGTGAAGGAAATACCCGGCCCGAAATCAAATCCGGTCATCATGTCCTGGGCAAGGCGGTTCGGCGGCTGGATTGCCAGCTACTACACCGACGATGACATCCCGTGGTGCGGTTTGTTCATTGGCCAAGTCATCGCCGTCACGCTTCCCACCGAACCAATGCCCGCAAACCCGCTCGGCGCCCTCAACTGGCGGAAATTCGGCGTCGAGATGACCGACATCGCAGTCGGGACGATCCTTGTATTCGAGCGCAAAGGCGGCGGGCATGTGGGTATTTATGTGGGTGAGGACCGGACGCACTATCATGTGCTGGGTGCGAACCAGAACAACGCCGTTAATATTACCCGCATCGAAAAAAGCCGCCTTGTTGGCAAGCGCTGGCCCAAGACTGGCGAAGCTCCGATCGGCGGCGCGGTCTGGCTTACCGCTTCCGGTGCGCCCGTCTCGAAGAGCGAGGCGTGAGCAGCGATGAAGAAGCCATCCTATCGCACCTCGAAAGCCCAGCTGTGGGTTTCGTTCTGGTTCGCCTGGTCGATCATTGCCGGTATCGTATGGTCCGGCCTTGACGGCAGCGAAAACGCCGTGGCGCTCGCCAATATCGTCATCCCGTCGATGATCCTGTTGATCGCTGCGATGCTCGGCATCCACCGTTTCGCGGGTGCAATGGACTTTGCCAACGCGCAGCGTGCCGATTCCGTTTTGCCTTCGTCGCCCCCCTACAATCCCCGCGACGTGCCGGCAGAGTTCCCGGAGACTTCCCGATGATCGGGGCGTGGGTTTCGAAGGCAGTCACGCCCCTGATCGTTGTGGCGGCATTGCTTGCCGCCGCTGCCTTTCTCGGCTGGCTCTCGATCGCCACCGTCAACGGGATGGTGCAACGTGCGGTCAACCTGAAATCATCGGAGCGCGATGCCCACTGGAAAGGCGAGATTGAGGCCGCCAACGCCAAGGCCGCCAGGGCTGAGGCGGCACAGGCCCGTTACGCCATCGAGCTCGAAAGAGATGCGTCCATTCGGATTGCCGCCTTGAACGTCAACAAAGAGAAACTGGAGAATGAGAATGCGGCCTTGCCGAATGGCGATGCTTGTGGCCTTGGCCGCGATCGCGTCCGCCTGCTCCCCCGATGACCCGAAGCCGGCGCCGCCGATGATCTTCAAAACGGTCAAAGCTACCGTGCCGCCCGCCTCGCGGGTTCCTTGCGTTGCTGGCGATCTGCCGGACCGCGACATGACAGAGCGAGAAGTCACCACGCGATGGGGAGCCGATCGCACTGAAATCATGTCCTGCGATGCACGCCGCGCTGCGGCCGTCGCGGCGATCGACAACGCACCGGAGGCAAAGTGATGAACTTCGGAAGCAATTCCGTCTTCGATCTGGCGGCTGATCGAACCGAACAAGAACGTCAAACCGGCATCGCGGCCGCAGCAAGAATGTTGCGGGGTGTCGGAACTGTCGAGTGCGAGGACTGCTCAAACGACATTCCCCGCGAGCGCCGTCTCGCTCTCCCGTCCGCCACCCGGTGCATCCGGTGCCAGACCCGACACGAACAGAAACAAAGGTACCGGTGATGGACATGGAAAATCTGAGGTCTTGGCTTGGCTTGGTGTCGCTCGTGATTTCCGTCGGCGCGACTATCTGGCTGTGGCTTACGTCCGGCGCCAAGAAGACCGCTAACGATCTGGCCGAGTTTCGACGTCAAGACGCTGAAGAAAAGAAGACGATGATGGCGGCAATCACCGCGATCGCCCAGCGAACGCAGGCCCTTGAGAGCGACATGAAGCATCTGCCTGACGCGAAAGCCGTCATGGAAATGCGCCTGTCGATATCGGAGCTGAGCGGCAAAATCGGTCGCATGGAAGAAAGCCAGATCGGTGTGGCGCGGACCGTCAATCGCGTCGAGGACTTTTTACTGAAAGGTAACGCGGCAGCATGAGCGACTATAATCAACATCTCACCGTGGACGCTCGCCTCGTCATTCTGAGGGCGTTGAACGATCAGCCTGACGGCCGCCTTAACGAGAGCATCCTTTCAACGGTTCTTGAAACTTTTGCTCACCGCCGCTCGCGGGAATGGATACGGCAGCAGCTTCGCTATCTGGCCGACATCGGCGCGGTTCGAAACACGGAGGCCGGAACGGTTCTCATCGCTGAAATCACCCGGCTCGGCATCGATCACGTCGAGCGCCGTGGCATACTCGAAGGGGTCAAGCGCCCGTCGCCGGCGGTGTGACCATGGGACGCGGCCGCCTTTCCGGTATTGAGTTGCTGCCAGAGGCTTGCGCGGATGCGGTTGCCTGGGCAGCGTCCGAGCTACAAAACAGAGAGCGCACGCAAACCGACATCTATCAGGAGTTTGTCGGCAAGCTGGAGCTGCTTCACCAAGAGCACCGTGGGGAGCTGGAATTTTCCATTCCATCGTTCTCCGCGTTCAACCGCTATTCGATCCGCCTCGCTACTTTGACGCAGCGGCTTAACCAGACGCGGGAGATTGCATCGACCCTTGCCAGCAAGTTCGACGCGGCCGCTTCCGATGACCTCACCTTGATCGCTTCCGAAGCCATCAAGACGCTGGTGTTCGAACTGGTGACCAATGGCGGCGAGGCCGGTTTCGATCCTAAGGGCGCGAAGGCTCTCGCGGATGCCCTGTTTTCTGCGTCACGGGCCCAAGGCGTGTCTACCAACCGCCGCCAGAAGGTCGAAGCGGAGTTCGCTGCCAAAGCGACCGAGGCCGTTAAATCCGTCGCCAAGGCAAGAGGCATATCAGCTGAGAGTGCCGATCAAATCCTTGACCAGATTTTGGGTGTCTCTAAATGACCGGTCCCATTTCCAAGGAACAGTGGGCGGAAGCTCGCAGGCTTTCAACAGACGCCGTCCTGGACAAGATCGAAGCCCGCCGGGCGCTTTTGTCTTATCAAGCCAACACCATCGCGTTGCTCGAAAGTGCCGCCTGCCGCGTCCTCTTCATTGAGAAATCCCGGCGTATCGGCCTGACATGGGGTTTTGCGTCCTATGCGGTTCTGCGCGCAGCGCGTTCGCGCGAAGCCGGCGGCATGGACGTGATGTACATCTCCTATTCGCAGGAAATGACGCGAGAGTTTATTGACGCCTGCGCCATGTGGTCGCGTGCCTACAATCAGGCCGCATTGGAAATGGAAGAGTTCCTTTTCGATGACAGCGACAAGGAGGGCGAACGTTCGATACAGGCCTTCCGCATCAAGTTCGCCTCGGGGTTCGAAGTCATCGGCCTGTCCTCGGCCCCTCGCTCGCTGCGCGGTAAACAAGGCGTCGTCATGATCGACGAAGCGGCCTTCGTGGACAGCCTGAAAGAGCTTCTTAAAGCTGCCCTGGCATTCCTTATGTGGGGTGGGCAGGTTGTCGTCTGTTCCACACACAATGGTGTCGAGAACGAATTCAACGTCCAGATACAGGACATTTTGAACGGGCGATCAGCCTACAAGCATATGCGCATCGATTTTGATGACGCTCTGCTGGCCGGCCTCTATCAGCGTATCTGCCTCGTTACCGGCAAGGAATGGACGCCTGAAGCCGAGGCCGATTGGCGCGAAGACATCATCAAGTTCTATGGCGATGGCGCTGACGAGGAACTGTTCTGCATCCCGACCATGGGCAGCGGTACGTGGCTGGCGGCACCTCTCATCGAAGCTCGGATGACATCAGACGCGCCGGTCCTGTCGCTTGAGCTACCGCTCGATTTCCTCCAGCGCCCGAAGCTTGAACAGGAAATACTCGTCAGCCCGTTCCTGACGGAGCTCGCCGAGGCACTGAAATCGCTAAACCCCGAACTGCTCTACGCCTTCGGTTTCGACTTTGCGCGCGTGGCGGACCTTTCCGTCGCAACCTTGCTTGCGCTGACAAAGAACCTCCGGCGTGAAACCGCATTGACGGTTGAGATGCGTGGCGTTCCGGGTGACGAGCAAAAGCAGATCGTCAAGATGATCCTTCAGGCCGCACCCCGCCTGATCGGGGCCGCCTTCGATGCCACCGGCATGGGCTGGACGGTAGCTGAAGATATGGGCCGCATCTTCGGGCTACGTGAGACCACAGAGGGCAGCGGCCTTGTCTGGCCCATCAAGTTTTCTCAGGACTGGTACCGCATCAACATGCCGCCTTTGAAGACGGCGTTTGAAGACAATTCGATCGCCATATCGAAGAACGACAACCACCTTGCCGACCTTCGCCTGGTCAAAGTGATCAGGGGCATTCCGATGGTCCCGCCGGTGCGTGTTGGCGAGACAGGGAAGAAGCGGCACGGTGACTACACTATCGCCCTGGCCCTGGCTTACTTCGCCAGCCGCATGCAGTGGCACGAATATGGCTATCTGCCCGTGCCGAGAGCACCAACGAAATTCGACACTCCCAACGCCGATCGGGACGGTGGTGCGCCTTACCGCCTGTCATCCATGCGCCGATCGAGAGGATTACATTGATGGCCAAGCTCATCGACCAGTGGGGCAATCCCATCGCGTCAGCCGCCCTGAAGAAAGAACAGGCCGCCCCAACCATGATGGGCGTGCGCCGGCCAAACACCGAACATCAGGCAACCGGTCTGACACCGGGAAAGCTTGCCCGTATGCTGCGCACATCTTTGCAGGGCGACCCTCAGGCTTATCTTGAGCTTGCCGAGGATATGGAGGAGCGTGATCTGCATTACGCCGGCGTCCTGTCGACCCGCAAGCTGCAGGTTGCCGGACTGGAGATCACTGTCGAGGCGGCGAGCGATGCGCCGAACGATGTTGAAAACGCAGACATGGTGCGGGCGTTCGTCGAACGGGATGCCTTCGAAAGTGAGCTTGTCGATATGCTCGATGCAATCGGCAAGGGCTTCTCCGCGACGGAAATCATCTGGGAAACATCCGAGAGCCAGTGGAACCCCGTCGCCTTGAAGTGGCGCGATCCGCGCTGGTTCCGATTTGATGACACAGACGGCGAAACCTTGCTGTTGCGAGACGTTGGCGGTGACGTGGCACTCGCGCCATACAAGTGGATCATTCACCAGGCCAAAGCGAAATCCGGCCTGCCGATCCGTGGCGGCCTTGCACGTGCGGTCTGCTGGGCGTTCCTGTTCAAGTCCTTCACCATGAAAGACTGGGCGATCTTCTGCGAGGCCTATGGCCAGCCGCTGCGTCTCGGGAAGTGGGGCGAAGGCGCAAGCGAGGCGGACAAGGACGTCCTGCTTCAGGCGGTTGCAAACATCGGCGTCGACTATTCGGCCATCGTTCCCGCCTCGATGTCGGTCGAGTTCATCAAGGCCGATATTTCTGGATCGCACGAGCTTTACGAGAAGCGCTGTGACTTCCTTGACCGTCAGGTATCGAAGGTGGTTCTTGGCCAAACTGGCACCACCGACGCGATCGCCGGCGGCTATGCTGTCGGCAAGGTTCATAACGGCGTCAAGGATGACATCGAGCGTTCTGACGCCAAACAGCTTCGGGCCACCCTCAACCGCGATTTCGTGGTGCCTTATATCGCGCTCAACAAAGGGCCACAGAAAGCCTACCCGGTCATTCGCATTGGCAGGCCGCAGGAAGTCGACCTTGAAAGCTACATGAAAAATGTCACGAGTTTCGTGAATCTCGGCGGCAAGGTGGGCATGTCGAAAGTGCGCGACAAGCTCGGCATCGAGGACCCGGATAACGACGAGGAGCTGCTCCGGCCAGCGAACCGGGCGAGCGCTGAAGAGACCGATCCGCCGACAAAGCCCGAGAAATTGCCCGCGCCCAAGCCGCAGATTTCCATGCACCGTGTAGCAGACATGGCGGCGGCCGATGCGATCGACACCAGCATCGTGCAAATCCTGTCCGACGATGGCTGGGAGCCGATGGTGGCTCCTGTCGTCGAGGGGCTTGAAGCGCAGATCGCCAAAGCCAAGGACCTGGACGAGATCCGCGCCGTTCTTCAGGAGCGTCTCGTGTCCATGGACGTGAACGCCCTGACGGAAATCCTCGCCCGTGCCGCTTTCTCTGCGCGTCTGGCAGGGCTCGGCAACGAAACCCTGTCAGACGAGGTTTGACGCGTGGCCGCCATCCTTCAGCCCCTGCCGCCCCGCGATGCCATCGCCGCATTTGCCGCCCGCGCTGGTTCGCCGGTCGAGACGTTTTCCTATCTCGACATGTGGCAGGCCGAGCATGCCGCTAGCTTTACGGTCGCGAAATCGGCAGGCTTCGATATCCTTAACGACATTCTAGCCGCCATTGAGCGCCTCTTGAATGAAGGACAAACCATCGAGCAGGCATCGCGGCAGTTGCGGCCGATCCTTGAAGCCAAGGGCTGGTGGGGCAAAAAATTCATCGCTGATCCCGTGACCGGGGAGACCGTGCCGGCGCAGCTGGGAAGCGCTCGACGGCTGCGCACGATCTTCGACACAAACATGCGGGTCTCCTACGCAGCCGGTCACTGGACGAGCTTCGAGCGAAACCGTCGCAGCCGCCCGTTCCTCCGTTATGTCACGATGCGCGACGATCATGTCCGTCCAGAACACGCGCGCCGGCACAATCTCGTTTTGCCGATCGACCATCCCTATTGGAACGAATGGGCACCGCCTTGCGGCTGGGGATGCCGTTGCACGCTGCAGAGCCTTTCGCAGCGTGACATAGACCGCTTGCTTGCCCAGGGTGAAAGGCTGATCTTCGAGCCACCGGAAAACACCTGGCGCAATTTCGTCAACAAGCGCACCGGCGAAGTCACCCGTGTTCCCGATGGCATTGATCCGGGCTGGGCGTATAATCCGGGCAAGGCCGGCTACGAAGCAGGCGTTGCCAAACTGCTCGCGCAAAAGATGGCAAATGGGTTGGGCTCGCCTCAAACACCGCCGTAGTTTCGGAAGGAACAGAAGGCCACAGAGAGCGTTTGCAGGAGCCGAACCGCGCCATCCATCATCTGGACGGCAAAAACGCTTCTACGGGCTTTTAATCGGCCTCAACTTTGGGACCTAGTGTCCCTTGCCCGGTTCGATCTGCCGCGTTATCCATGATGAAGCGACGATATCGGCCGGTGGGCTGAAAACGGCCCGCCGACAGAACTGATGACGCTCCCTTAGATGGGAGCATGAAAAACGCTCTCGCAACCATCCTTGCTTCCGCTCTGCTCACGGCGCATTCCGCCGAGTTGACGGCTTCCGCCGCAGACGAGACGTGGCTGCTCCTCATTCCGGCCGGCACCTTTTCCGGCCGTGACGGTCGCGGCCCGTATCAGGCCGGCGATCTTGCGTCGCTCCAGCGCATCGCTGATACGACCCGCCGCTATGCCGGTAAGACAGACATCCTGATCGACTACGAGCACCAGAGCCGTAACGCGCTCGAAAATGGCAAGCCCGCTCCTGCGGCCGGCTGGATCAAGGAAGTCGAAGCGCGCCCGGACGGCCTTTATGGTCGTGTCGAGTGGACCGCCAATGCCGCCGCTGCGATCAAAGCGAAAGAGTACCGCTACATTTCCCCGGTCTATTTCCACACCAAGGCGGGCGAAGTTCTTGCCTTGCAAACGGTCGCTCTCACCAATGTTCCGAACCTCGATCTGTTCGAGGTCTCGGCGCACTCCATTTTTTCCGCAGCCCAAACCACAACAGAGGTTTCCATGAAACGTTTGCTCGCTGCTCTCGGCCTGGCCGAGGGCGGCAGCGAAGATGATGTGCTTGTCGCCATCAATTCGCTGCTGACCAGCTCGACGGCGATAGCCGTTGCGGCCGGTCTTACAAAGGATGCCAAATCCGAGGCGATCGCCACGGCCGTCCAGTCCGCCTTCGCCGATCGCAAGAAGATCGCGATCGCTGCCGGCAAGGCCGAAAATGCCAGCGTCGACGACATCGTCAGCGTTCTTTCTGCTGCCCACACCGCAACCGCGACCCCTGATCCGACGAAGTTTGTTCCGATCGCCCAGGTCGAGGCGATGCAGAACGACCTCAACGAGCTGAAGACGACGGTTGCGTCCGACAAGGCCGAAGAGGCCGTCTCTCAGGCGATCAAGGATGGCAAGCTCGTCCCCGCTCTAAAGGAATGGGGCCTCTCGATGCACAGGGCTGATCCCGTGAAGTTCGCAGAGTTCACCGGCAAGGCCCCGGTTCTCACGGCCGCTCAGCGCACGGCCACGGCGCATGCACCGGGCAACGTCTCGGACGAACTCAGCGATGCCGATATCGCAGTCATGCGGCAGCTGGGCCTCACCAAAGAACAGATGCTGGCTTCCCGGAAAGGCGGTGATGCATGACGGCGCTTACAGGTGATCGCAACACGCCGGAGCGGTCCGGCGACACCCGCGAAGGCCCTGCGGCTGCAGGAGCCGTTCTGTTCGCGGGTGCCATGGGCGCTTTCAACGCCGCCGGCAACATCGTGCCCGTTTCGACAGCGCTCAACCTCAAGGGTGCCGGGCGTGTCGAAAACCGCGTCGACAACACCGGGGGCGGCGCCGGCGCACAGCGCGTGAAACTCCGGGTCGGCATTTTCCGCTACGCCAACTCGGCGGCCGCCGACGCGCTCACACAGGCCGACATTGGTTCCGACGTCTATGGCGTCGACGATCAGACCGTCGCCAAAACTTCCGCAAACAACACCCGTTCTATCGTCGGCAAGCTTTTCGATGTCGATGACCAGGGCGTGTGGGTCAAGTTCTCCTGAAGGTGATCCATGCAGATTAATTCCGTCAATCTTCGTTCTGCGTATGTGGGCTTCAATGCCGCCTTCATGGCAGGCATCGCGGCAACCGCCACGCTCCACGGCCGCATCGCAACGACCGTGCCATCCACGACCAAAACAAACGAGTACGGCTGGCTCGGCCAGTTTCCGGGCTTCCGCGAATGGATCGGCGACCGTGTCGTCAACGGCCTTGCCAAGCACGGCTACACGCTGACGAACAAGTCGTACGAAAACACCATCGGCGTCGATCGCGACGACATCGAGGACGATAACCTCGGAATCTACGCTCCGATGTTCCGCGACTTCGGGCAGACCGGCGTGTTGTTCCCGGACACCCTCATCTGGCCACTGCTGAAATCGGGTTGGGCCACAGTCTGCTACGATGGCCAGAACTTCTTCGACACGGAGCATCCGGTCCTCAATGAGAAGGGCGAGGTGATCAACGTAGCGAACACTGACGGCGGCAATGGCACCCCGTGGTTCCTGATCGATGACAGCCGCAGCCTGAAGCCGCTGATCTATCAGGAGCGCAAACCGTTCACCAACCTCGTCCGGATGGACCAGGAGAATGACGAGGCGGTCTTCAGCAAAAAGGAATTCCGCTACGGCCTCGACGGTCGTTGCGCCGTTGGCTTCGGTTTCTGGCAGACCGCGTGGGGCTCCAAGCAGACACTCGATGCGGCGCATTACGAAGCGGCGCGTGTGGGCCTGTCGAGCATGAAAGGTGATTATGGTCGCCCGCTCGCAATCACCCCGAAACTTCTGATCGTTCCGCCTGCGCTCGAAGGCGCTGCACGCCGCATCGTCGGCAACCAGCTGACCGCCGATGGCGGCACGAACGAATGGTACAACACCGCCGAAGTTCTGGTTGTTCCCTGGCTGGCCTGATCTGCCTCAGGCCGCCTGCCTCCCTCCCGTTCAACGGGAGGGCTTTTTGAAAACAGCTCAGCAGCCGCTTTCGCAAAGCCCTCGAAAGGATAGCTCTTATGTCGAAGTCCACGACATCCACGAAGAAATCCCGTTCCACCGCAGCCTCCGCCGAGACGGCGACAGGCGTGCAGCAGGATGGCGTCGTTACCCCATCGACGGCATCCGACCCGTCAGGTTTGAGAGCACCTGACGAGACCCATTCCACAAATACCCCAGCGAGCAGCGGCGATGCTGCCGGAGACGCTTCGGCCGATCTGGTGAAACCGCAGGTGAATGCCGATCATACCGGAACCATCCAGGCGACGGCGGCGAACGAAACACCCATGCCGGAAGTGGAAGCATCGGCTTCCGGGACTATTGCGAATGCCTCCCAGGGCGATGCGGACGGAGCCGGCGCGAATGCCGGTTCCGCTTCGCTCAAGGTCGAGGACATCAACCATCTTAACGAGACCCTCGCGTTGGCCGCGATCGGCGGCAAGCTGCTTGAGATCATCGCGGAAGTTGCGCGGGAATATCCTGAACTTCAGGAGTGGATCGGCAGCGACGATCCCGCAAGCATCGTGCGTGAGCTGGTCGAAGAAAACGCGATCCTGAAGGAAATCCGAGAGTACGCTAACAAACAGGGCACCGATCTGCAGGAGCATGCCGGCGACTACGCTTCCATGACCCAAGACGAATTTGAGCGCAATTACCCGCTATCCCATGCGCTTTTGTCTTCCTTCACCGGAACCCGTACGCCGGAAAATCCGCCTCTGGTCCGTGTCACTTCCCAGCGTGACGGCTTCCGTCGCGGCGGCATCGCGCATTCCACCAAGCCAGTCGATTACCGCCCTGGCGAGCTATCACCCGATCAGCTGGAAGCAATCCTTGCCGAGCCGCTTTTGACGGTCGAGGTCGTTTGATGACCTATATCGCCAAGCAAGGCATGATCGAGCGGGGATGGGAAAAGGAACTCACCCAGTTGACGGACGAAGTCAACAAACCCGCGACCACGATGAACGACGTGACCGTCGAGCGAGCCTGTCAGGACGCCTCTGCCTTTATCGACAGCTATGTCGGCAAGCTTTACCGCCTGCCACTCTCGGTCGTTCCTGCCGTGTTGCCGAAGTTCGCCGCCGATATCGCGCGCTATTACCTGCACGGCAAGGCGGCCGAGAAAGACGGCCCTATCGAACGCGCCTACAACGAAGCCCACGCCTGGCTGAAGGATGTTGCCAAAGGGCTTGTTGGTCTCGATGCCGAGGGCGTGACGCCGGCACAGGCGGGTGGCGGTTCGGTTCGAGCCTCCGCACCCGGCCGTGTGTTCACCCGCGATAGCCTGAGGGATTACTGATATGGCATCGAAGGGGATCACACTTGTCGTCGAGGACAGCAGTCTGCAGGCGCTCGATCGCATCGACGACGCCACCGATCGGCGCGCCGAGGCGCTCGACGCAATCGGCGCTTATCTGCTGACAGCCACCCAGCGCCGTTTCGAGCGCGAAACTGCCCCGAATGGCCAGCGCTGGCAGCGACTGTCACCCCGCACCGCCAGGAGGCGCATCAACGGCCGCGAGCGCGGTTACAACAATATCCTGCGCGTTTCCCGTCGCCTTGAGCAAAGCATCTTCCACGATGTCATCGACGATCAGCTGATGATTGGGTCGAACCTACCTTATGCGGCGATCCACCAGCTCGGCGGCGAGATCGAGATGCCGGAGCGCCAGCAGACCATCTTTCAGCACTATGATGCGAAAACCGACACCTTCGATCAGCGGTTCCGCACGAAGCGCCGGTCGAATTTCGCGCGCGACGTCACTGTCTCGGCCCACAAGATCACGATGCCGGCGCGCCCATATCTCGGGATTGATGACGCCGACCGCGCCGAGATCGCTGAGATCATTGCCGAACACTACCGGACTGTCGGAGGTGCCCAATGATCTCGGCAATTCAGCATCGTCTGCGAGCAGCGCAAGGAACGCCATTCGCCCTGGTCGAAGGTGCCGTTTCGCTTGCCTCCTTGAAAGACAGACCGACGGGCATGCCGGCAGCCTTTGTCATTCCTGTGAGGGCGGCGTCGTCACCGAACCAGCGGGCTACCGGCGCGATCCTGCAGAAAACCGAAAGTGATGTCGGTGTCGTCATCATCTTCGAAAACCTGACCTCGCCTCTCTACGAGGACGGCGCTGACGAGCTGGAGAGCCTTTATCGCTTCGTGCGCGAGCAGCTTGTTGGTTTCGAGCCAGGTGACGGCGAAGAACCGCTTCAGCACATCGACGGCGAATTGGTGAAAGCCAGAGGCGGCGTTGTCTGGTGGCAGGAGACTTTCGGCACGGCTCACTACCAGGAGAGCAAAGAGTGAAAGACAGACCAAGTGAAGGCGGGCGCTACACCCGCGATACAGACACCCGGAAAATCACCAAGGTCACGATCGAGGCACCGGCTGAAGAGAAGCCACAGGCCCCGGCCGTCCAGACCGCACGGAAAGGAAAGTAAACCATGGCCGTTCGCAGATGGCGCAAACTCGCCATGCTCCACAAGCTCGAAGCAACGTACGGTACCGACGCTGCGCCGCTGGCCGCTGACGCGATCATCGGCTCCAATGTCACCTTCACGCCGATCGAGGGTCAGGAAGTCAGCCGTGATCTGCTGCTGCCCTATATGGGCAATCAGGGCGTTGTGCTGGCCGGTATCTATGCCCGTATCGAGTTCGATATCGAAATCGCCGGCGCGGGTGCTGCCGGCACGGTCCCGAAATACGGTTCCGTCCTTCGCGCCGCCGGTATGAGCGAGACGGTCGAAGCCGGTGTCTCCGTGACCTACGACATCGTCGAGGATGCGGTGGAATCGGGATCGCTCTATTTCGTCAGCGACAAGGTCCAGCACGTGCTGCTTGGCGGACAGGCCAACATCGCCCCGAGTTTCGTTCCGTCCACGATCCCGCACTACCGCGTGACCTATCTCGGCCTGCTTGGCACCATCACGGATGTTGGTGCGATGCCTGCCGTTTCCATGGCCGGATGGACAACGCCGGTACACGTCTCGAAAGCAAACACCACCATGTCGCTGCATGGATGGAGTTCGGTTGCCGAAAGTCTTTCGCTCGATCTTGGCAACGTGCTTACCCCGCGCTTCCTGATCGGTGACGAAAAAATACTGATCTCCGATCGCAGCTCGACAGGAACGGCTGTTGTCGAGGCGCGCGCCCTTTCCGAAATCAACTGGTTCGACCGAGCACTGAACCGCACCCGCGGTTCCCTTTCTCTTATTCACGGGAAACCGGCAGGCAACATTGTCGAGGTGAATGCTCCTGCCATCGAGGTCGGCAGGCCGACGCAGGGCCAGACCAACGGCATCATCAATTACAGCCTCCCGCTTTCGCTCTGCCCGGTCACGGGCCTCGACGAACTGCAGATCATCGTTCGCTGAGGCGGCCTCAAGGCCGCTTCAAACCTTCCTTAAGGCCCGGAGAAACTCTCATGAAATTCCAGCTTGTCGAAAAATACCGCTATCTCTGGCCGGTCACGGTTCGCGTTCCGGACCAGCAGAACCCTGGCAAAATCGTCGAACAGCGTTTCAGAATGCTGTTTGAAGCCGAAACCCGTGAAGAAGCCATTGCCGCACAGGACAAGTATGCGGAGCTGAAGACGGCACGCGAACGTGCCGATCACGAGCACAACCAGTTGCTAAAGGTCTGCAAGGGCTGGGACGACGTTGTCGATGGCGAAGGCAATGCCACTGTCTTCAGTGAGAAAAGCTTCCGACAGGCAATCCAGTTCGCCTGGTTCCGCGTCGGTGTTTATGCCGCCTACAACGAAAGCCTTCATGGCGAGGAAGCCCGCCTGGGAAACTGAGGGAGGCGGGCCGCGCCTGGGCGCTTGCCAGACTTGGCCGGACGGACCACAGCGCACCCGTCACCATTGATCAGGACATAGCATCCGACTTCGAAAAAATGGGCCTCCGGATTGAGCCGGACGCCGTTCCCCCCGCAAATGATGAGGCCTTTGCCGTGTGGCATGTCAACTGGGATAGCCTGACGATGTTTCTACGTTGTGAGACGCAGTGGAACGTCATCACGACCATGGCAGGCTTCATCTGGATCGGCCTCAAATACGAGGGCGTGAAAGCGCTGTTCGATCTCCTCGATGTACCGAGAGACATCTTTCTCGATCTGCAGGAAATGGAGCGCGGGGCGCTCTCGGCGTTTAATGAGGCGCGGGAATGACTAATCATCTCCCCAAGTTTGCGCTGATCTTTACGGGCGATGCTTCCCAGCTCAAGGCCGCTACCAACGAAGCACGCCAGGACGTTTCAGCGGTCTCGACCGAGGCTGACCGAGGCGCGCGGGCGCTCAATGCCCATGCAGCCGCCATGGAGAAGGACGCGGAAGCCGCCAAGCGTCTTGCCCAGGCCAACCGCGCGCTTGCAAACGAGGAGAAGAAACTGCGCGAGGATGCGCAGCGCGCCACGGGTGCACGCCCTGCACCGACGCTTCCCACCTCCGATCCCGTCACGCCGGTACCGCAGCCACGTAATCCGCGCCCTCCGCAAAATCCGCGACCGCCAGAGGACTCGGCCAACGATAATGCGCGGAGAGACAGCGCTCGGCGAACAAATCTCACCTACCAGGGTTTTGATATCTTCCAGTCGCTCGCCGGCGGAATGCCTCTTGGCATGATCGCCGCCCAGCAGGGTCCGCAGATCGCACAGCTTTATACCGGTCCAGACGGCATCAACACGGCTTTGAAGGATTTCCGTACGATCGCGGCCGGCGCATCCCGCGCCGTCACTCCGCTGACCGTGGGTATGGCGGGCCTTGCTGCAGCCGCCGTAACGGGCGCGGTGGCTTACAACGGCTATCTCCAGTCCATGAAAGAAGTCGAAACCGCGGCGTCCGGCCTTGGTCGCGCAGTCGCCGGCAGTCGTGACGAGATGGAGGCAGCCGCACGAGCTGGCGCCAGCGCCGCCGGGATCTCGGTCTCGTCCGCCCGCTCGATGGAGGCCCAGTTCCTGCGCACGGGCCGGATCGGCACGGAAAACTTCGAAAGCCTGATCACCATCAGCAAGGATTTCGGGGCAACCTTGGGTGTCACGGCCGATGAAGCCGGCACGATGCTTGCGGAAATGTTCGCCGATCCTGCCAAGGCGGCCGAGACCCTTTACCAGAAATACGGCTTGATCAACGCGGCAACCGCCCGCCACGCTTCGAACCTTGCCGCGCAGAACCGCCAGTCGGAAGCGCAGTCCGTTCTTCTGAAGGCATTGCCCGACCAGCTAGCCACCGCCAGCGAGGCGACAACCGCCCTTGGCCGCGCCTGGGCATTTGTGGCGCGAAACGCAAGCAACGCCTTTGATAATGTCGGTAGCTTTCTGGACAAGCGCATCTCCGGTCCAACATTGGAAGAGCAGATCGCAGACGCCGAGGCCGCGCAGAAGCGGCTCACTAGCGGGCTAGGCTTCCTCGATCTGCTCAATCCCGCCAACATTACCGCAAATTCCGATGCCTCGAGATTGGAAGAACTGCGCGCGGAAAAGCGGCAGCGCGATGCAGACGCTGAAGAACGAAAGCGAAAGGCAGAGGAAAACCGGCGCAGCACCGCCGCCGTCTCTCTCTACGAATCATCGCCAGCTAACGCCCGCGCTCTTCAAGAACAAAAACTGCGTAATGATATCGCAGCGATGGAAAGCGCTCGCGGGATCGGCAGCATCGATGCCGGACAGAATGAAGCCGCGATCGAGGCGAAAAAGCGCGCCCTCGATGCTCTCGTCAACAGCCAGGGCCGCGCCATAGAACTGGATCGCCTCGACGTCCAGATTGCCAACGAGCGCAATCCGCTCCTGCGTGCCGAACTGGAAGCCCGCCGCGCCCGCCTTGAACTGGCCGATCAGGAAAAGTCGTCCGCAGAGGTAGATGCTGCAGCTGCTCGCGCCCGTAACCGTGTCGTTGAGGAAACCATAGCCGGGGCAAAGTCCCAGGCCGCTGACATGCGGGACGAGGTAGAAACCCGGGCTCGCCTCAATTCGCTTGTGGCATCCGGTGCTGTCACCGCGTCCGATGCCAACCGCATGCTTCAGGAGGAACTGACGCTGCGACCGTTAATCGCCGCAGCAGCCATAGCTGAAGGTGCCGAAAAAGCACAACTGGAGCGCCAGATTGCCGCCTTGCGCGACGGCTATGCCGCGTTGGCGCAACAGGAAAAGCTGGCATCCGCCCAGGAATATCTGCGCGGCAACCAGGAGAAGCTCCAGCAGCTGCGTCTTGAGCAGGCGTTGATCGGCGAAAACGCCCTCGTCCAGGAGCGGGCGAACGCCCTGCTCGAGGTTGAACAGCGGATCCGCCGCGACGGCATCGACACCAACAGCAGTCTTGCAACAGCCATGCGCGACCAGGCCGATGCCATGGCGACACTCAACCGTCAGATCGAGCGCCAGGCGGAAGCATGGGACACTGTGAAGTCGGCTGCCGGCAGCGCCATCGATGAGGGTATCGACAAGCTGCTTGACGGCGACTTTTCCGGCGCGCTGGAAAGCGTGGCGGATGAGATCAAGGGCCTGTTTTCCGAGCTGGCAATCAAGAACCCGATAAAGAACGCCTTTCTGGGTGGCGACGATCCGACGATGGCGGATGTCGGCGGTCTAGGCGGCATTGTTTCGCGACTGTTCGGTGGCAAGGGCGCCGCCGACCCGAAATCCCTCGTCAGCAGCGTCATGGGCCAGTCGGTCGGCACCATGTCCGTCAATGCTGCAACGGTCATGATCAATGGCAGTGTCGCTGGCGGCCTCAGTGGGCTGCTCGGCGGCGCTGCCAATGACAACTCGAATGTTGTCCGGTTTCCCGGTTCCGTTGCATCCACCGGTAACGCCGTCGATCTTGCCTCCTCGCTACTCGGCTCAACCGAGACTGGCAATCGTCTTGATATCAATTCCTTCCTGAGCAAGGGCGGTGTCGATATCGACGCGGCGCAGACGGCATGGTGTGCCGGTTTCGTCAATTCGGCGCTCAAACAGATCGGCGTGGATGGCAGCGGCTCGCTGACGGCCAATTCCTTCCTCAACTGGGGAACGTCCGTCGATCCATCGAAAATCCTGCGCGGTGACGTGCTGGTTCAGTCCCGCGGCCTTTCCGCCAACCAGGCAGGCGGCCACGTTGGTTTTGCCACCGGCCAGAGCCGCATGACGAACGGGCAGCTTCAGCTTGAGATGCTGTCCGGAAACTACAAGAACGGCGTTGGAACCGGATGGATCAATGCGACCGACCTTCAGGCCCGCCGTGCGACGGACGCACTTAGCAGCCTTGCCGGCGCTTCCGGCACGGCGACACAGGGCCTCGGCACTCTTGGCGCCGGCTTCGACCAGTTCGGCAAGAACCTCAGCGGCCTGTTTCCATCCGCGCCGTCAGCGGCGGGCGGCGGTGGCCTCTCCAGTCTCTTTGGCAACTTTTGGGGCAACCTCACCAATGGTGCCGGCACCCAATGGGCAGGGATCGCATCCGGCGCAATCACGGGCGGTCTGTTCTCCGAGGGCGGATATACCGGCCCCGGCGGCGTGCATGAGCCGCGTGGTGTGGTCCACGCCGGCGAGGTCGTCTGGTCGCAGCGTGACGTTGCCCGCGCCGGGGGCCCGGCTGTCGTCGATGCTATGCGGCTTGGCAAGCGCGGTTATGACACCGGCGGTATTGTCGATGTCTCGCCCTGGCGGGGCGGAAACGCCACCGCAGGCGGCGGCGCGTCCTTCGCGCCAAACTCCAATGTCCGCAACGCGCCTATCATCAACAATTACGGTTCATCGGAAGTCCAGTACGAAGAGCAGACCGACCAGCACGGCAATCGTCAGCCGGTCATTACCATCGGCAGGCAGATGGCGGCTGCGATCCGCCAGCCCGGCAATCCCGCCAATCGTGCCATTCAGGGTGAGTTCGGCGTGAAGCGTCAGGCGGTGCGCCGATGGTAGTCCTCGTCTGGCCTCCCGCTCTCCCGCGTCCAGAACGCAACACATGGCAGTCGGCCCCGCAGGATGCCCGCCTGAAGCGCCGTTCTGACGCCGGCCCGGTGAGCTACCGCCGCCGTTTTTCCTCCGCCTCGAAAACGGTCTCCATGTCCGTTGTTCTCGACCGGAACCAGAAAGAGCTTTTCGACCGCTTCTTCCATCATGACCTGAAGGAAGGATCGCTGCTGTTCTGGATGCCTGACCCGACCACGGAAGGATGGGCGCTTGGAACCAGTGACGGCGCGCCGCTGATGACCAGCGACGGCCATCCCATCGTCATGGCCCGGCGTTGGCTCGTCACCTTTGGCGCAAACCTGCCGACAGAGACGGTGCAGGGAACCGAGTTTCGGAAGTCATTTTCCGTCGAGGTGATGCCATGAGACGCGTGAGTTTTAACGCCCGCGTGATGCAGGATGCGCAGGCCACATCGGAAATCTATGTTGCGCTGTTCGAGATCGAGCATCCTGAACTCGTCAAGCCAATACGCCTTTCGACCGACAACACCGAACGTCTTTCATCCGACCCGCTCTATTACGGCACCCGTTCGACATGGCGCGGCGCAAACCCGATCACCGAACCATTCCTCTGGGTGGTCGCCTCAACGCTTTTGCCGTCCGATCAGGAGGACGCGCCAGCGGCCGCAACCCTAATCCTCGAAAATCTGGATCAGGAAATGGTCAATGTGGTGCGTTCCTTCACAACGCCTGCCACCATCCACATGGCCGTGGTTTTGGCCTCGTCACCGAACCTGATCGAGGCGGAATACACCGACCTTAACATTGTGTCGGCCGACATCGATGCCGGGGAAATTTCCCTCTCCATCACCCGCGAAGAAATCGAACTGGAACTGGTTCCGGGCGGGCGGATGTCGGCGCGCACGTTTCCGGGGCTGCACAGATGAACGTTAGAAATTCCAGCGCAAGACAGGAACACTGGAGCGACCGTTTTGTCGGCCTGCCATATCGCGAGTTCGGCCGGGATCGTGACGGCTGCGATTGCTGGGGGCTGGCCTGCACAATCTACCGCGAAGAGCTTGGCATCAAGCTGCCGGAATATCTCGGCTATGCCTCCGTAGAAGAGCATGGCGAGATTGCCGCGCTGGTGTCGGGTGCGACTGCATCGCCGCTCTGGCTACCGGTAACCGGCACGGCCATCGCCTTCGATATCTCGGTCTTCCGTCGCGGCCGCCTCGATACCCATGTCGGTATCGTCATTCATCACGGACTGATGATCCACGTCGCGGAAGACGACTGCGCCAAGGTCGAAAGCTACCGGTCGGGTGCTTGGGGGCATCGCCTGACCGGCACTTACCGCCATGTCGAACTGGTTTCGAGGGGGCTTTGATGACCGTTCAAAAGGGCGTCATACCCGTCCTCGCAGCCCCGATGATCGACCCCGCAGCCGGGCGCATCGACATGTTCATGGCGCTCGGCAGCACCGTTGCGGAGATCGTCAAGGCAGCGCTGCCGGATTTGCAGCCTGCCGATATGCGGTATTGCCGGGTGGCGCTGGTCAGCGAACGCGGTTCGATTATCGTGCCGCACGAACATTGGCACAGCGTCCGGCCGCGTGAAGGCGTGCGCGTCGTCATCCGCCTTGTTCCCGGCAAGAATGCCCTTAAGTCCATCCTTCAGATCGTTGTTGCAATCGCGGCCGTCGCGCTCGGCCAATTCTGGGGTGCAGGTCTCGCGGGCACCTTCGGTCTCGGCGCACAGGCGTGGGCTGGCATTATCGGTCTTGGCGTCAGCGTCATCGGCAATCTGCTGATCAATGCGCTGATCCCGCCGCCCAAACCGGAAACGCTGGAAGCGGAAAACCGCTACACTATCACCGGGTGGCGCAACCGGCTGGAGCCTGATGGCGCTGTCCCGCTGGTTCTCGGCACGGTGCGTTATGCGCCGCCCTTCGGTGCCTACACCTACACGGAGATTGTCGGTGACTGGCAATATCTCGTCTGCATGTTCTGCTTCGGATACGGCCCGCTGACGCTCTCTGGCTTCCGTGTCGGTGACACCGATATCTCCGAATATGACGAGGTGGAGATGGAGGTCCGCGAGGGCCGTCCCGGCGATGCGCCCCTGTCGCTTTTTCCACGCCAGATCGTGGAGGAGAGCATCGGCGCGGAACTGCTGAAGCCGCTCCCGCGTGACGATCTGGGCGAGGTGATCGAGGGTGGCGCTGCGACCGAAGAGCCGGTCGTCAGAACCACTGGCGCTGACGCTTCAGGGGCAAGCGTCATCCTTGCATGGCCTGCCGGTCTTCTGCGTTACAATGACGAGGGCAAGGCCAATGCCCACGTTGTGCGCGTCCGCATCGAGCAGCGCCCTATTGACGCCGAAGGCTGGCAGCCGGTGACGGTGATCGAGGTCAACGCCCGCAAGCTCGAAGCCTTCTATCGCCAGCATACATGGAATTTCCCGACACGTGGCCGCTGGCAGGTTCGCTGTGTCATGGAGACGGCGGAAACCACCGACACCAAAATCCAGCAGCGCACCACATGGGCAGCACTGCAAACCATCCGGCCGGAATATCCGCTCAACTTCCCTCAACCGCTGGCGCTGGTGTCGCTGCGCGTGAAAGCCACGCATCAGCTGAATGGCCAGTTGGATAATTTCAACGCACTGGTTTCGCGGCCGTGCCTCGATTACGACCATACGAGCGGGCAATGGATCGAGCGCGCCACCAGCAGCCCGGCATCCCTCTATCGCTATGTGCTTCAGTCACCGTCCAATCCAAAAGCGGCAACCGATTCGGCCATCGATCTGGAGGCGCTGGCGGAGTGGCATGATCTCTGCCGCGTGAAGGGTCTCAGATACGACCGCGCCATCGAGGACAAGTCTACCACCATGCGTGATCTTCTAACGGAGATCGCCGCAGCCGGTCGCGCCAGCCCGCGTCATGACGGCCTCAAATGGTCCGTTACCATCGACCGGCCCGACAAGCTGCTGGTCGATCACGTCAGCCCGCGCAACAGCTACGATCTGCGCGTTTCGCGCTCCTATGTCGAACCGCCAGACGGATTTCGTGTGCAGTTCCTTGACGCCACCAATGACTTCAAGGCGGCGGAACGTATCGTGCCGTGGCCCGGCAAGGAAGGCGCGGAAATGCGTCTGGTCGAGACGCTGGAGATGCCCGGTAAAGTCTGGCCCGACGAAATCTATCGCGAAACCCGCCGCCGCATGTATGAGGCGATGCACCGGCCGGACGTTTACACGGTCTCGCAGGACGGCCCGATCCGGGTCGCGACCCGTGGCGATCTCGTCCAGCTGTCGAGCGATATCATCAATCGCGTGCAGGTCGCCGCTCGCATCAAGAGCGTGTCCGGCCGACTGATCGAAATCGATGAGCAAGTCACCATGGAAGCGGGCAAGAACTACGCCATCCGCTTCCGCAGCGGCCTCACGGAAGCCGACACCATTGGCGTCTCCGTCATTCGCACGGTCCAGACGGTCGCGGGCGAGCGCTCATCGCTCATAGTCAATGGCGACGGCGACATGCCGCTTGCTGGCGACCTTCTGCACTTCGGGGAGGCGTCCACTGTCGATTACGCGCTTGTCGTCACCGGCGTCGAGGCAGGCGAGGATTTCTCGTCCCATCTCCGCTTGGTTGATGCGGCTCCCGTTATCGACCAGCTGGTAGACGCCGAAGACATTCCGGCATGGTCCGGCCGTTCGGGTACCGAGATCGACCAGAGCGGCCTCATTCCGCCAGCGCCGCGTTTTACGTCCATTCGTTCGGGCGTATCGGGAACCGGCGTGGCGAACCGTATCGACTATCTGATCGAACCCGGCTCCGGCCCGGTCGGCTCGGCATCCTTCGAGATCGATCATCGCCAGATCGGTACGACCGTCTGGACCACGCTCACCATCCCGGCCGCAAACGGCGGCGGTTCGCTGACGGCATATTCTAACGGCACTGGCCTCCATATGCGGGCACGGGCCTTTTCCGCGACAGGAAAGCCGGGGCCATACACCGCCGTTACGGCCTTTGTCGTCGGCGCAGACGACGCCGCCTTGCCCGGTGGCCTGCCGGAAGGTGACATCGCCATTGGTGCATTGCTCGGCGGCGCGGTCGTCCAGTTCCTCACCAGCGACGATACCGCCGTCACGCGGGTGCAGCTTTACCGCTCCACCTCGCCCTCGCTTAACCGCGACACCGATCGCGCGGGCATCGTTTCTGTCGAACCGTCGCGCAGCTATTCCGTCCCCGTGGGCGATACCACCCGGCAGAACCTGCTTATCAATGGCGGTTTTGACAGCGCTGACACATGGACACTTGGCACCGGCTGGGCGGTCGGCTCGGGCAAAGCCACGAAGACGGCTGGGACCGCCAGCGCTGTATCGCAGCCGCTCGCGGTCACGGCAGGATCATATTACCGGCTCGGCTTCACGCTCTCCGGCGTGACGGCCGGAAACATCACACCGCGCCTGACTGGCGGCACCACGGTCAACGGCGCGGCCCGCGCCGCCAACGGCATGTTCTCCGACCGGGTGCAGGTTGTCAGCGGCAACAACACCTTCGGCCTCAATGCTTCCGCCACCTTCGCGGGCGCTCTGGACGATGTGTTCGCCTACCTCGAAACCGCAACCTGCCTTGCGCAGGGCGTCCACTACTTCTGGCTTGAACCCCAAAATTCTGACGGCGTGGCCGGTCCGATCTCCGGCCCGTTCACCGTGACAATTCGCTGAGGAAAAAATGAACGCTCCCGTATCGACCACAAACCTTGCAAAGCGCACCGCACTCTCTGATGAGTTAATCGTCAACCGTGATGGTTCGACGGCAATCCAGAGAACGTCAGACCTTGCCAGTCAGATCGCTGGAAACGGCGCTGTTGCTGACGAATTTTCCGCCGTCCGGACAACGCTCAACAACAGCATGCAGGACCTCGGTAATCGCATCGAGGCCGCGGCTGAAGGATATAAGGTCGCCGTGTCGTGGGCACAACTCGTTGCCACGCCTGGCGCTCAGGCGGGGCAACCCGGCCGTGTTGCCACAAGCGATGCAGGAACCCACACCGATCCTGTGGTTGGTGGCACCGTTCCAAACAGTGGTGAATATCGCTGGTCTGGCTCAGCGTGGCAGCGCATTGGTGATTTTCTTGACCCGCTCGCTGTTGAAACCGGCATCGCGGCTACACCCAAAACAGGCCCCGATATTGAGGGTGAGTGGGAAGATGTCGTATTCGATCTTGATGGTAAAGTTGTGTCTGGAAAAAAGCGGGGCGGTGCCACTATCGATATGCGTTCCGGCGCTGCCTCTATTATTTCCCCTGCATCATCATACCTCTTCCAAGGTTCTCCGGGCTACCAATTCATTGAAAACGTAACTTACATGGTGCTTGTGATGGGGCAATCGCTTGCGCAGGGTTACAACACGCTTGAGACTGATGCTACGGTTACTACGTCTCCAGAACATCCCGGCGCAGCAATGATGTTTGACGTGGGGACGCGCCCGGGCGGTCGGACAGTAAACGGATTCACCGATTTGTTCGAACAGCTTTATCGCGGATCAAAGGAAACTGTCTGCTCTGGTATGGCCGATGTCATCATGAGGGGGCTGGGCGCAGCACTTGGGAAGAAGCCCGAGATCGTTTTCGCCATCTCAGCAGAAGGCGGAGTCCGATACGCCGGGCAGTCAGGTAGTAACTTCGGTCTCAAGCGTGGTGCGAATGAATACGAAGAGGCCATTCGGCTAGTACGCCGAGCGGCTGAGATAGCCGCAGGGCGGGGGAAGCGGTTGATCGTACCGGCGCTGGTATTGGCGCATGGAGAAACGGATACTGCGGTTCCGACCGAACGCTGGCAGTATCGCCGTGCGCTGTCACAACTCCGCTTTGACATTGAGGCCGAGGTTAGGCTTGTCACTGGTCAGAATGAACCAGTCAGAGGGTACGCTTATCAGCCATGCCGAGGCTCCAGCGTGGTTGGCGCGCATTCTCAAGTGGCTGAGGCGATCCTTGATGCGCAAGACTTCGACCCTGGCTGGAGATGTGTGGGGCCGAATTACTTTGCGCCTGACTCCACAGGCGGTGGCGTGCCCGGAGCCGCAGATGTTGATAACGCCCATGCCAGCGCTCGGGGCTACAGGCGGATCGGTAGAATGTTCGGCTTTGCCTTGCTGAATGACCTTTTTGGGCCGTGGTTTACGCCCCTGCGGGTATTGGAGCACTGGTGGATCTCGCCCACCGTGTTTGCGTTGAAGTACCCTTATCCAATCGCCATCGAAACAGATGACAGTATGATAACGATCTCGACCCTCGGCGCGGGCAAAGGTATTGACTTCACGGATGGCAGTGGCTCATCCCCGACTGTCACCGGCATCGCAGTTTCATCGACGGATAACACAGTTCTCGAAGTGACACTTTCAGCGGCACCGAATGGGTTGAAAAAGCGGGTGTTCATCGCATCGCGACGGACAGCAAACTCGCAAGGTCCAGTGCACGGCATCCGGTCAGGCGTCCGGTCATCGGACCCCTACGACACCGATTCGTCAGATGGGGCCGCGTTATTCCATTGGGCATGCACCGAAAGCATTTCACTTTAAGGAGGAAGCCATGACCGTAAATTTCCGGACATTACCCCAGCCAGTTCCCGGCGCGGCCGACTTTGGAAGTCTTCGCCCAACCGATGAAGAGATGGCAATTTTTAACAGCCAAACTTTGGTTGCCTGGACACGGGCGAGCATTAACTACGAACAATCCCGTATCGTTGATCGAGCGCGGGGTGTGTCGTTCAACAAAATTCCCCGAAGCCCTATGCCTCCGATCGTGCGCCCTACGAATGGGATGTACAATAACAAACCGTATATCGAAATCACCGACATCTTCCTAAACCCGCCGGAGCTTCGGAGCGGCGAAGACGTCCTTCCATCTTCTGGCTCGTATACATTCGCCTGGGTTGGACATTGGAAGACAGGAACTGGATCGAATTACTATTTCTTCGGCAATGACGCTGAGAGTTCACCACTCACTTTCGCGGTTGGCGTAAACCAGTCTAACGGTCGAATACAGATCAAGCATTCGGAGAATGTAATCTTCAATACCGGTGTAGGAGCATTCACGCCGGTAAGTAATGTCCCTTTCCTGGCAATTGTCGGTTATGATTCAACCGCTGGACGGATGAGGGTACGCGCTAACCGTGGCTTGTCAGATCAGCAGCGAACAGGTGTGACCGGAACAATTGGTGCGGCGCGGAAACTGGCGATCGGTGCGTCTGGTGGGGATGCTTTCGGGCGCGCTAATGCGCTGCGGGGTGGCGGCATCGCGGAGTTCATGGTCTTTAATTCATACATTCTGGACAACGCCACACTCGTTTCGCAAGTGGAAAAAGTGCTTGGTGACAGGTATGGGTTTGCAGCGCACTAGGTGATAAATCCTATCGGCTACTTTTTTTGTTTTGGTGTCCAGAAGCTAACGCTGATTTGTCCAGAAGGACGCGCCGCGCTCATTACTGCAAATTCAAGAGGGCCTGAGGGTAATGGTGAGCCAAATCCGAAGAGCCTGCCCAGCGGCAAGAATCGTGCTCGTGTATAATTCCTACGGGCGGCAGTCGACCGAAACGAGATGGCAGACGAAGCACTGGGACGGTTTGAAGGCATTCGTGAAGTTTGTCCGCGATCTTGGCGACCCGAAGGTGGTCCTCGTCCCGATCTACTGCACGGTTAACCGCGATGCTGGCTTCAAGTACTCAAGCACCGTGGACGCGCAGACAGGAGCTTACATCGAAACACTGAGCGACTCGACGCACTATGCAGAAAACGGTCTCAAAGAGCATGGTGAAGTGCTTGCGCAGTTTATCGCCGGCGCCATGACCGACACGTGAAGCGGCATCTGAGGAAGGTGTTCGCCTCCTCAGATGCACAGGCAACATCCGGAATGACCGGGTGGCCGAGGTGCCAAAGCACCTCAAGCGACGGGCCAAAGATTGGCGTCCAAACCCGTCCGACAGCGACACACGATAACCGTCGCACCCGTACCCTGCAGGGCGGGTCTTTTGTGACTGACTCGTGAGCTTTTTGATATGCAAAACATTCGTTGTGGCACCTGTTCAGCCCTCCTTTTCCGGGCTGGACAGGGTGCTATATCTAACGATATCGAAATCAAGTGCCGCCGTTGCGGCACCATCAATCACTTGAGGCCAGCAGAGCCCTTAACCGACCGCCAGGAGCGGCGATCTAAGGAGCGGCTTAATGCCTCAAACGACAGACCTTCCACCTCTTCCAAAAACATCCCCCGGTAAAAACAAGTACAGCTACAAACCCCAATGGGGCGTCATTCTCGTCTGCGAAAGCGAAAGCGATCAGGCTAAGCTCTATGACGCTCTCTCCGCAATCCGCGCTTGCAAGATAAAGGTGGTGGTGACGTGAAGCTTGACCTCATCAACACCTGCGAAAATTTCGACAGCTACCGCGCCGCTCGGGTCCGGAGCCTCTTCAACGTCGAAGATGGCAGTCGCTTTGAACTTTCGGTCGACCTGCCGATCGAGGATGCGGACTGGCGGCTCGGCCTCATCGTCGGTCCCTCCGGTTCGGGAAAGTCAACGCTCGGCCGCCATCTCTTCGGCACCGACAAAACCGCCTCGATCGAGTGGCCGACAAACAAGCCGATAATCGATGTCATCGATGCCGCCGGATCGTTCGATAACGCAACGGCCGCGCTATCTGCGGTCGGGCTTGGGTCCGTGCCGAGCTGGTTGCGGCCGTGGCATGTGTTATCGAACGGAGAACGCTTCCGCGCCGATCTCGCCCGCATCGTTTGCGACCGGCCGGCTGAGATCGTGATTGACGAATTCACCTCCGTTGTCGATCGGCAGATCGCCCGCGTGGGCGCGCTGGCCTTCGGCAAGGCATGGCGGCGAACTGGTGGGCGGGCCGCGCTGCTCTCCTGCCATTATGACATCATCGACTGGCTTGACCCGGATTGGGTCTTTGATACCGCGACAGGTGCTTTCACCGGGAGGTATCTTCGGCGACGCCCCCGGATCACCGTGGAAATCAGAAAGACCGACTGGCGATGGTGGCGTTATTTTGAACCGCATCACTATCTGAAAATGCCCCGGATGATCGCGGCCGATTGCTACGTCGCGTTCGTCGACGGGGAGCCTGTGGCGCACCTGGCGGTGTCCACCCGGCCGGGCCTTGTAGAGGCGCGGGCCTGCCGCCTGGTCGTGATGCCGGAGTGGCAGGGCGCGGGTGTCGGAACCCGCTTCCTGAATACAGTTTGCGCCGCATGGCGGCGCGGCCAGAACCGCTATCGCAAGCCGATGCCGGTTCTCTTCCATACCTCTCATCCCGGCTTGGCGGCCGCCCTTCGCCGCGACCCACTTTGGACGCAGGTTTCCGGCGTTCTTTACGGCGGCCCGAAGGGCGCAACCGAAAAGGAACTGGGGCGGGGAACATCCACCAAATCGGGATACGGTGGCCATTTCCGCGCTGTTCAAGGGTTCAGGTACATTGAAGGGATAGAGGTGCGGGAATGCGCATAGCATTAATAGGTCAAAAGTGGATCGGGGCGCAGGTTCTTGAAGCCATCGGCGGCTCCGCCACGGTGCAGATCGTGGCCGCTCCGGACGCCGACGACAGGCTCGCCTCAGCGGCCGCGTGCGCCGGCATCGAGACGTTCATCTACGGCGGCCGAGGGCTGAGGGATTTCAGCTTGCCCGAACGTATCGACTTGCTGATTACGGCCGGGTCCTTTGCGTATGTTCCGCCGGCGGTTAGAGCCGGCGCCGCTTGGAGCATCGGATACCATCCATCGCTCCTCCCACTTTACCGGGGGCCACGCGCCGTAGAGGACGCGATCAACGCCGGCGAAAGTGTCACGGGAGGAACCGTCTATCACCTCACCGACGAGATGGACGCGGGCGGCGTCGTGTTTCAGGATTGGTGCTTTATCGGCAAAGCCGACACGCCTGCCGATCTGTGGCGCCGGTGCCTCGCACCCATGGGCGTTGAGTTGATAGCCAGAGCCGTCGACCACCTAGATGGATACGGCTTTCTCCCGGCCTCGGAGCAGCGCAGCGGGGTTTAACCAAGTGGGCTTTAAGGTGTCCTCAAGGATGGCTTAAAGCCCCCTAACGCTCTTTCATTACATCCTTACAGCGGTCCCAATATTCCTCGCACTTCTGCATCGCGAGGCGGCAGGTGGCCGCGTATCCGGTATTGGGCGTGGGCGGCGTTCCCTTGAACGGTCGTGGGTACCAGCCGGCCCAGAGCCAGCGGCCCTTGGTCGGACCGTGCATCTCTTTCCTGACCCTGCCGACCGCGCCTTTACCTTCATAGCCGATCCAGTCAAAATCTGTCGGCGGATCGGCCTCGTCGATCTGCGTGCGCTTCCAGGTATATTTGGGTTGGTAACTGTCGGGCATCGGAGATGTAAGGTGGGATATACCCATCCGTGTTGAACTCAATGGAAGCCAAAACGCAGGCAGTCTTTCGCAGTGTCCTTTATGCCTTGATCTTGCACATGAGGCGCCGCCTCGACAAAAAGGCGACAGTAGTTACTCACCTTATATTCTTCGTCCGGGCCAGCTTCGGCAAGCCTAAACAATTCCAACTTAGCGCGCCGCAGGCTTTCTCTGTATTGGTATTTAGACCATTCCCCTGACAAGAAAACGCCGCCGCACACGATGACAGTGAGCGAAGCAAGAATGGCTAGAAGTTTCTGCAT